GAGGTATTATAAGGTCGGTTGGATATTTACAAACTATTGCCACTGCTTCTACTGAGGGTATGTCTGCAGCAGCCATTAAGACGAACACCCAATTTGCTATTATGGAAGCTCATATGATAAGTATGGTAAATCTCATGAGGACCATGGTTCAATTGCAGATGATGATGGGGGGAGTTAGTATGAACAAAGCTGGTAGATTTTATAATACCAAAACCGGTAGATATATTAAAACACCCAATCCAGGGATGTCTCCAGCCACTTCACTCATTGGAGGTGTAGTTGGAGGTACTGTAGCTAATCAAGCTGGTAAACAAGCTGCTAAGACTGTTGCTACTAGAAGTTTAGCTTCGGTAGGTGGTAGGTTATTAGGGTTAATTGGTGGACCCTGGGGATTAGCTATTACCGTAGGTTTACCTTTACTAATAGAAGTAGGTAGTAGACTTATTGATTCAGTAGATAGGAATACTAATGCCCAAGATAAAGAAGACCCATCTGCAATCAGAGCTCAGAATGAAGAAAGGTTCTTGAATGCAATGAGAGCAGCTATTAGAGATGGGTTAAAAGACGGTAAGATTAATATCAGTGTAGATGGTGAGATATTGGGGGATTACTCTTTGGGTTCTCAGCAAGATTATACTGGTGTAGCATTAGGATTATAAAATTAAAACACTATGGCTAGAGTATTAAATAAAGCAGCAGGTAAGGTCGTTGAAAAATATAATGACCTTACAAGGGATACCGCAGGAGTTCTTACGGGTCCCTTAAATAAACTATGGAGAGCTCGGATATTACTCAATCGAACTATTTCTACTCTTCCAAAGGATGATGCTCAAAAGGGTAAACTCTATGACCCAAATGGAGTAATTGGAGAAGCTCAAATATCATCTAAGAATCCAACCCTAAACAAACAGCTCCAGGCTAAATGGAGAATGGAATTACAATTTCCAAGATTAGAAGAAGGTGAAGGAGTAGACCCAGCAAAAGGGAATAAGAATACCACTAATTACAGAAACTTTGAGGCTAAAGCTGATATCATATATCAGAATGAGGTAAGGATATATAATATGACTGTTAACCCTACTCAGTATATTACCTTACAGAATAGACCTCCAGAGTTGGACTTCAGGGGAGAAACCACATGGGCAACTATCAAATCCATGGGAAGGAATACTCCTATGTATCACTTTACTGGTGCTGAGGACATCATTCAATTCAATGTATCTTGGTACTGTAATGACCCAGAGAATCCAGAGGAGGTAATTAATAAGTGTAGGTTATTAGAGGCCTGGACTAAAGCTAACGGTTATCAATCGGCTCCGCCTATTGTTAAGATAGAATGGGGGGATTCGGGTATATTTGATAATCACTATTACATCCTTACTTCAGCAACCTATACTCTGAAGAACTTTCAGAATGGTTATAGGATAAGGGTACCTGGAAAGCCAGCTACCTTTGGTAATGGTAGGTTATTACCTGCAGCAGCAACTCAAGAATTGATTTTCAAGAGAGTAAGTGCATATAATCTATCCTATGGAGATTTTATAAATTCGGATTCACTTAAAAAGACGGGAGGTATTAAATATGATTGATATTAACCAATATCTGACGGGAGCTAGCCCTTATAATAATGCCTATGCTCTAAATTACGGAGATGGAGATTACTCTTTAGAAACTCCAGTAGTTTCTGTACCTTCATCCTCAAATGATATTCAACATACCATTAAGGATGGAGAGACTTTACAGAATATAGCCTATAAATACTATGGGGATTCAGGTAAATGGTATCTTATTGCAGAAGCTAATGGTATACTAAACCCTTTTAAAGAGGTAGAAAGTGGAACACTTATAAGAATCCCCGCTTATGGCAGCTAAACAAAAACCCATATTATATAACGGAATGGGCCAACCATACTTGGCTCTATTCGATTTTAGAGGTATGCCGATAATGAATCCCATTACTGGTATACCTCTTGGAGCTTATATTAGTACCTGGAATTATAGGTATGATGAAGAAAAAGAAAATCTTGCTACAATTACATTTGATACTGGAGATCCCGATACTGTGGACATAGAGGCTTTACAAGAAGGTAATGTGATATGCTTACAGTGGGGATACATATACCCAGACGGTCAATTTGTATCGGGTCCAATTAAAACTATCAAGGTCAGGGATTTTGAGGCAAAGTTTGATTCTACTGGTACCCATGTAACTATCAAGTGTATAGACTCTATTGGTGATTTAAGATATCAGCCACCATATAATTTCTCTGAAGCTTCAGAGAATAGTTTATCTTCCTATTTAGATGGTGGTTGTGATAATGGTGTAGGTGTAATCATAGAAATCTTTCAGTAATGGAACAACGGATAATAAGTAATAAAGTATATGAGTCACTACAGGTACCTACAGAGAATACTCGTACTACTACTGGAAAGGTGCTTTATGCTAATAGGTACAGTGGAGTAGCAGAAGTGGCTATGCCAGAAGATTTGAAGGCCCTAATCAATAGTGACTTCGGATTAGTTGGCAAGAATATCTTAGTTCAATTAGAACAAAAGATGAGAGGTTATACTAATGGCCCTTGGTATATAGATTCAAGAGATAATGTTATTTATATACATAATAGGAAATTTCATGAAGAACCAGTAACTGTTTATACTTATCAGGGAGAGAATGGGGAAGTACTTAGTGTTCAATTTTCTACTCAAAAAGTAACTAAGAGAGTTAAGGCTACACTATCTCCCGCTATTAATCCAGAGAGTAAAGATTTAGAAGTATTAAGTACTGGGATTGATGATACTGAAAAATTACCCGAGATAGTAGCTAATGAGAATAATGGGGTCTATTATAATAATTGGAAAACCTCAATAGGTAAATATGGAGCAGAGAATAATCCCCAAGATATACCTACTATCAGGCAGATGAGGTTAAATCATACCCTAAAGACTGACCCTAACTTAAGAGCTTCATTTGAAGCTAGGAAACAAGTAGATGACAAATGGAATCAAGATGTAGCAGAGTATTCTGCTTCTAATCCCGCCGAAGCTTATAGACAAGGTAAGGAAAAATTCCTTAATGAACTTAGTACAGATCAGGTAAGAAGTATCATAAATAAAACCATTCAAAGAGAAGAATTTCCGGCTGATAGACGTGCAGCTTTAAATGCTGCCCTTAAGAATATAGTTAATGGTGAAACATTAGATGAAGATATATACAATATCCTCAAGAATGAAAGATACCTTTTCGAGGGTAAAGAACAAATGGAATACATGGTCATAGAAGACCTGGACCCAAGAGACTTTGACCCAGAGCATACTCCCAAGGGTGGAGCTACTGCTTGGGGATTAGAGGATGAAGAAAGTGTTTATCGAGGTATATCGGCTTTAAAGAAAGGCCCTTATACTATGGTGATCGATGACACCCCGGTTATCAAATATAAAAACCCATTAAATCAGAGTTTGGGTATTTATAGCGTTACAGTGAAAGTTCAACATTGGAAAAAAGCTAATGTTGAGATACCCCTGTACAAACTTTACCATAATCTATTCAGTAGATATGGGGGGATAGATAAGTGGGCTTGGGCAGCTAATGCTAATGCTAATGGTGGTTTAAAGTATACAGAGAGTAAACTGGTTTGTCAGATGCAAGTTGTTGGAAGACCCTTACTAGCCTCTTCTCAGGTATTAATATTAGAGAATGTTGGTAAACGATGGTCTGGTCCTTGGTATATAAAACAATGTACCCACTCTATGGATGCAGGCCAGGGATATGTAACTAATTTAGAGTTAGTAAAGAATTCGAGTAGGGCTGGTTCTACTACTTCTAAGACTGGACTGTCTACTCAAACGGTTGTAGCTAATGATGCTAAAGCTAATGCTGTAACCTCTAAGGGTAAAGATAAGAAAGCTTTAAGTAATATCAATGAATTAGATTTGAGTTGGACTTACAATGAGGTGGCCTATTTCATTGAATCTGGTATTATGGATAAGGAAGGAAACGTATTGGATGTTAAACGTAGGGATGAGATGGCTCGAAAGAAGGCTTACTATACTGAAGTATTAGCTAAGACTCCAATCGAGAAAGCAGAAGGTATAGCTGTAAGCTCTGGTAGTTTAACTACTTCTTCAGGTAAGGTAATACCCGGAAAGATAACCATCAAAGATATTCAAGTACCCGATGATTATTGGGTTAAATTCGATTATATGGAAGTAGCCATAAAGAGATTCAAAGAATATATCAAGAATAAGGAAGCGAGGTAATTATGGGCTATGAAACTGCAAAGATAATAACAGAAGAAGGATTAGAGGGTCTTGGAAGATACTACTCTATATACCGAGGTATAGTTGTTGATAATAATGATACCGAAAAGAAGATGAATAGGGTAAAAGTATGTATACCAGAAGTAATGGGAGGTACCTTTGCTTGGGCTTTACCGAAAGGCCAACATGGTTCAATAAGTAGTGGGTTTAAGTTCTTAGCCCCTAAGGTAGGAGATATAGTATTCATTACTTTTGAATTTGGTGACCCTACTAAACCATTATGGGAATACCATGGTTGGGGTATGAATCAAGTACCTCAACCATTAGACGGTCCAAATAAAATGGGGATAGTTACTCCTGAAGGTAACCTCATTATAATAGACGATGATAATGGGAAACTAAATCTCTACTTTAATGGGGACGTATCGGTTTATTCTGAATCTAACGTAATAGTATCAGCTAATAAAGATATCAATATATCCTCAGGTGATACCATTATATTAAATACTGGAGAAAATCATGGGTTAATCAATATTGCCCAACTAACCGAAAAACTAAATCAAACTATTCAAGAACTAGAACAACTTCGTAGTATGTTCAATTCTCATGTACACTCAGGTGTAACTACTGGGCCAGGTTCTTCTGGCCCAACTTTAACTCAAATAACTAAACCTTTCTCACAATTCGTTGTAGACGATTATGAGGATAAAACCTGCATACACTAATGGAAAAGAATTACTTTACAGACTTAGTTGGTATAGGTGTAACTTATCCTATCCAACTTACAACTAATGAAAATGGGGAAAGAGGTTGGTACCCAGTAAACGGGGATTTTAAACTTATCAGGGATAATATAAGTTCTATATTGTATTATATGATAGGTCAGAGATTTCGACAGGAAAACTTTGGTAGTAAACTATGGCAATGTATTGAGGAACCAAACTCACAAGCCCTAAGTTTTATAATTAAAGAGTTTTTAAAACAAGCCATAGGTGCATGGGAACAGAGAATAACCTTCCAAAATATCACAGTTACTAGAGTTGATGCAAAAATACACATAGAAGTAACATATGTAGTAAATGGAACAAATTCTAGTCAGTACCTCGATATCACCTATGACCGGTCGGATAATTCATTAAATACACAATAATATGGGAATCACAAATAAATGGCTTAATCCATACCAGAGGTCTTATCAACAGATTAAGGCCAAGCTGGTTGAATCCCTTATGGGGCTTAAAGACCCTCAGGGTCAGAAACTCATAACGGATTATTCTGAGGGGAATATCTTAATTATCATCCTCTCATTGTTTGCGGCAATTGCCGAAGTACTTCACTATTATGTAGATAATATGGCAAGGGAAACCTTCCTATCTACTGCAAGAAGGTATGATTCGGTAGTTAAACATGGAGCTCTGGTAGATTATCATGCTCGAGCAGCGATTGCTGCTACAGTAGATGTAATCTTATCCAGAAGTATTACTGGTAATTCCATTGGAGCTAAATTAACCATACCTCAAGGAACTCTATTTACGGATTCCAGTGGTAACTCTTGGTTATCTGCTAGAGATGTAACTTGGTATTCAAATGTAACCACATGTAAAGTACCTATAATTCAACATGAGAAATATACTGCAAGTGCTCTTAATAATATGCTAATACCTACTGGAGACAGGGTAATAGTTCACCTTGGTACATTGCCTAATGGTAAGTACTATGAACAGGGCTCTATGTCTTTACAGATAGGTGGAGAAACTTGGGTATTGGTAGATACCTTTGCAAAATCAAAGCCAACGGATAAACACTTTATGGTTTCAGTAGATGAGGCACTCAATCCCTATATAATGTTTGGAGATGGTACCTTTGGTAAGAAACCAGCTGCAGGTGCAAAGATAACCAATGTAGTATTCTACTTAACTAATGGTACTCAAGGTAATGTAAAGAGTAATACCATTACATCGGTACCTTCAGTAATATCTTCCTCAATTACGGATGCTACTGTAAGTAATGCTTATGATGCTGGAGGTGGTTCAAACTATGAGAACTTTATAATGCTTAAGGAACATATACCTTTGAGTGTAAAGACTTTGGGAGTAGCAATTACCAAAGAGGATTTCGAAAGTTTGGCTATGTTGGTTGATGGGGTAAACAAAGCTAAAGCCGATTATGAATGTGGTAGAAAGCTTACAGTATATATCAGTCCTGATGGTGGAGCTGTTGCTTCTTCTGAATTAATAAATAGGGTATACAACCTATTATCTCAAAGAGCACCTATGACTACTTGGTTAAAGGTTAAATCTGCAGGCAAGGTTCAGATTATTCTAGAGATGGAAGTTACTGGTAAGAAGTCTTATAAGACTCCAGAGATACAAACTCAAATTCTTACGGCTTTATATAATGCCTATTCTCCGGAGCAAGCTCAAATAGGAGGAAGCGTAAGAGTATCAGATATCTATGCCCTGATAGATAATCTATCAACCGTAGATTACCTTCACCTTACTAAGTTCTATATTAAACCCTGGCCTACTACCATTTATGGTAATAAGGAATTAAACCTTGGCCAATTTAAATTGAACAAGGCAAAGGGTTCTATGACTTACTACATAACCTTCAATTCCTCAACTACTTTTACAGTACGTTCAGTATCGAATGGTTATGTAACTACTGGCTCAGTCGGTAGCTCTATTCAGATTATAGATAAAGCTAATGGTTTTGATTTCTCATTGGATATCCAAAACAATAGCTATCAATCAGGTTATCGATATTCTATTACAGTATCTGAACCAAACCATGATTATGAAGACCCTGGCTTTAATTTGCCAGTATTCGAGAATGCTTCACAATTAACATTAACAGTTAACGAAATAGTATAATGATAAACCTCAAAAATCTAATCGACTTTTTACCATTCGAATATAAGGACCAAGATACTTATAAGGTAAATGGTAAAGGCATCTTAGAGAGGTTTCTAGAAATTTGTGGAGAGCATTTTGAAGATTATATTACAAAGGATATTGAGAATATATTGGATATTATCGATATAGATAAAACCCCAGATATGTATCTCAATTTCCTTTGGCAATTTCTTGGAGAAATGCCCTTTGCTTATGGGAACACGATAGATGCACAGAAATGGGCAGAGTACTTTAATGGGTTCTACTCGGATAGTAAACTCCAGGAGTTATCAAAGCTTTGGATAATACCCAAAGAGGGACCTTTTACTTTAACTAGTACTCAGGTAAGAAACATCTTGAGATATTCGGTATCTCTTTTCAAAATAAGGGGTACATCAGAATTTTTCGAGATCATGATGAGGTTATATGGGTTAACCTGTGTAATAACAGACCCAGCAAAAGCCGATGGGTATGATGGTTGGATAAAAGGTCATCCCCACTTTGACCAATACTATCAGTACGATAGTAAATATACCTTTGATAACACCTTCGATTGTTCTCAATGTATTTCCGTAAGTTTTAAACTTACTGGTCATGGGTATACTTCTAATTCTGAGGCTTTTAAAAAATTTAGGGAAGCCGTAGAAAGTTTCTTTACTAGATTCATACCTTATCATGTATCCTTCACTATAGATTACGGTTTTGTAGTAAATGATGGGTATTCGATTAAGGCCGAGTTGGTAAACCCAGACCAGCCCAACTTAGTTACTTCAGAAGTATATGAAGTACCAGTATTGGTAACTGTAACCTCAGATTGGATGAATGCAGATTTGAGATATCAAATATCGAGTGATAGAATTAACTGGGGTTATACTAAACATGAAAGTGGTTCGGTATTTAATATTCCAAGGGCTGGTACTTATTACTTTCGAAGCGTTGGGGATAATTCTAAGATAACCCAAATTACCGTAAGGCAGGAAACTTATAACCGTTCATATATTATTTCTTGTGAGCCCATAACTGGTAAAATAACCCCAACTACTTTAAAGGTTAGTACAAGGGTGATAGCTAGAGTATCCTATAAAGGGACAGAGAAACTTTGTAATGTTCGATTAGTGGGTACCGATCAAGTAAAAATATCGGGCTCAACTTGGGAATTTACAAAACCCGGTACTTACTTTTTTGAGATTGTGGAATTTCCTGTAAAACAAACTTCATTTGTAGTAACCCAAGAAGAAGTTACTTATAAGGTAAGATGTACACCCTCAGAATTTAGAGTTGGAAATAATCAAACTATGAAGGATGCAGTTACTACTTTAACCATAACTTCAAATTACCCAGAGTCATTTACTGGAGAATTATATTGTAGGTTAATAGGTAATCCTAAGACTTTCAAGAATGGGGATAAATTTATTGCTAACAGTTATGGTACTTATAAATTCAAATGTACTTTAGATAAAAGAGAAACTGATGAAGGTGTGGGTATCTTTGAAGTAGTTTCAGGTAAAACTGCTATATATAGGATCAGTATTAATCCATCTACATCTACTCTATATAACGGTTCTGCAAAAACTACCGTAATAATACAATGTATTTCGGGTAATGGTGATGATTACCGAGTTAAAGTAGTAGAAACTGGGGAAACCTTCAATGCTGAAAACGGGTATGTATATACTACTAATAGAGCAGGTACTTATACTTTCCAATCTGTAGCCTACCCAACTGCAAAGACTACTTGGGTAGTTAAGAATACCCCAGTTGTATATCAGAACAAACTAAAGATAGTTCCTTCAGATCCTTCAGATTCAAAGTGGAAAGAACCTAACTGGTCATTACCCGAAAGCCAAATTGATGATACTTATGCAGTATATCAGTTATTGGATGAAGTATCAGCTTGTAAATTTAGCCTTGAAGAAATGAAAAACGGGGTCAATGTAAGTGGTACTGCAACTTGTGATGAAACTGGGGAAACCTATAATCTTGAATCCGAGATTGTATTAACTAAAGCAGGTACTTATACTTTTGTGGCAGATGATGGTTCTTCATTAAGGTGTCAAGTAATATTGGAAGATTACCCTACTATTATAGAATTAACCGTTGACCCAAGTTATGCCGAATTAAAGGGTACCATTAAACAAGTATATTGTTTAATTAGGTGTAGTTCTAATAAAGCTGAATTCGATAGTAGAGTTAGACAAGTTGGCAAAGTAACTACTTTTGATGCTGGTGGAGCCGGATATGAATTTACTACGGCTACCGCTGGAGAATACATTTTTGAATCAGTTGCCGATACTTCGGTACGGGCTAAGTTTACGGTAGTAGATGCTGACTTATTAAGCGTTAATCCTCAAAAGTTGGAATGGGAATCAAATGACACTTCTGAGAAGACATTTACCATTACCACTTATAGTAATCAAATGTGGAAAATTGAAGAAGTATGATAAAGAGTGCAATAGACAATGTAACAGAGACTACTACTCAATCTCTGTTCAAGACTTCAATGATTGGTTTATTTGGAGAATGTACCCAAATTATTTATGACCTTAGGTGGATGATATTACTTGCCATAATATTGATACTTTCAGATTTATGGTTTGGTATATCTGCAAGTAGAGTACAAGATATAGTCATTCGAAAGTCAAGGGCCGGTAGGAGAACCCTAAATAAGCTGGTTGATTATATTTGTTATATCTTACTTGGGGCTGTAATTGGGAAAGCTATTGGAGAACCCTATGGAGTAGATCCCATAGAAGTATCCATTACTATAATGATATTATGCTATTGCTTCGAAATAGATAGTATCTATGGGCATATATGTGAAATACATGGCATTAAAAAACAATATAGTATCTGGAAGATAATCTTTAAGCTGTTAACTCTCAAATTTAATGAACTCGGAGAAGCTTTCAGGGATATGGCAGAACAAAGGAATAACTTTAAAAATACAAAGAACAATGAAAACGTACTTTAAGTATGAAGGTATAATCAAATCTAAGGAAGCAGCCGAAGCAATTGCTGCCCCTTCTGGTTTGGGGCCATTCTGTGGATTTGGCTCAGCCACCATAAATGGTAATAAATTGGTTGTTTCTCCTCAGGGAGTTTCTGGTAGTAAATTTGCTAATGTAATTAAGGATAGGATTACAGCAAGGTATATGTCTAAAGATTCTGAAGATGGAGAATTACCCGATATAAATTTTGGGTGTATTTCAAGAGATGGCTATATATTTATCTCTGATGAACAAACATTGACCATCGAGAATATTCAGGGAACCCAAGGGTCCACCGATGAAGTATTACTGTTTGCAGTACACACTACTATCTCCGAACCCGTAGATAATCCAGTAGATTTTGTAGCTTATTGGAATGAATCTTCAGAAAGTTTCTATGAGTTATATAAAAAATCTCTAGATATATACTACCCAATTTCTGAAGAGAATCGTAATCCCAATGTACTTAATAATGATATTTATTCGGATTATAGTATGACTCTTAGTAATCTTCTAGAGATGGTAGAGACTGCTTGCCCTTATTATTCTAACAATAAGAATTCTGTTGTTCTTATTGGGATATATGGTAAGGGTACAGATGCTATGACTAAAAGAAATGAGAACTTTGCTATTGTACCCTATCAGGGCAAATTCCAGGAGATCCCATATACTACTGCTACTCACAGTATGATGAAAGAATCCATAACTAAAGTAGAGAAAATGAATACTGGGTTTCCGGTAGAGGATGAAAATGGGAATCTATTGAATATTAAGCAATACATTGATGGGCAACTAGAAGCTCTCCGAAAGGAATTCTCTGATTCTTTGAATACTGCTAGTTTACCCATAGGTTCAATAATTTTATGGGAAACCGATGTAATCCCTGAAGGATGGGCTGAATATACAAAGGCTTCAGGTAGGATAGTAATAGGATATCAGGCCGGAGGTATTCAAATTGGAGACGAGATGATGCTACAGAATATTGGGGATTTCTATACTCCCACTAAAGGTAACTTTGTTATTAAATTGAAAGGCGATGATTTACCAAGACATAGGCATGCTCTCGGTGTATCTAAGGGTAAACAAGATAATGCCAATACCTGGGAGAACGTTCGTCCTCAATCTTTCTTTAATAGGGAGACAGGGTTGAATGGTGATTTCGGTAGAGGAACCCCTACCAAGGGTATTCAAGATGGTGCTATCGTAGTAAGCTGGAATCTATTAGGGGAATCTTTCTTACAGGAAACTTCGGTAGAAACTTTGGATATCGAGAAATTGCCACCGACTATTACATTAAGATATATCCAAAAGATATCATCATAATCGTAAAACTCATGTAACTAAATTGTATTGTTTTTGTAAATCACTTGCTTTACAAATCTTGTTTTGCATACTTGGAAAAGGGACGTTGGGAAACGTCCCTTTTCTTTTGTGTTTAGTATTTAAGTTCTTCTTTAGCCTGGTCTTCCCAATATTGTATGTCTTGCCTAAGTTCTGAAATATATCTCATGGAATCATTTGTCTTAGGCATTTCGAAAAATTCAATAAGCATTATATTAGTAATACGGGTACTATTCCCAAGTCTTTCCTTGATAAAGGGTGGAGGAGTAATTAATACCTCAAATAAAAGATAGGCATCAGGTGAAAGCTTATCCTTCATATAGGTATACATCATATCAAGCATTTCTGATTTAGCTTTCTCTTCTTCACTATCATCCTCTAATTCCTTATCATTATCAAATAAGTCATCGAGTTTAAAGAGGCTTTGATTATACTCTGCTTGTTCTCCGTATGCAGAACGAAGCAATTTGTTTTTGAATGTACTAAGTGATGCAAGGATTCTTGCTTTAAGATGTTCTTCAGTACATTCACCATAGTATTTGTTGAAAACAAATAACATCTTATCCCAGAAATAAGATTGGATTATATCGGGTGTAAGATTAAACCGTTTATAATCAATCTGTCTGGTAAGGTTTCTAATTACTGGCTTACAGACTTTATAAAGTCTGTTGAAAGTAGCTTCATCATATTCTTGCATAGGTTTTAATCGATGAAGCTCTGAACCGTTATTTCCTTTACTTTTTCCCATGTTATTAAATATTCGTTGTGCAAATATAAGTATTTTTTCTTATATAAAATAATAATATTAAATAATCTGGAGCTTAAGGTAGTGGATTAGTAGTTTCTAGATAGATGTCAACATGCTCAGAACTATCTCGGTACTATCAAAATCTATTAGTTTATATAATATTGCAATATAAATATGAAGAAATTTAAAGACAACATCAAGTTCAGTTTTTCTCCTGAGTTTCAATTCGAGATACTCAGGTTTGTTTTAAAAGATAAGGAAGGGGGATTAGTACTCAAAAGGATTAAATCCAATTACCTGGTTCTCATAGAACACTCCCTTATCTTCGAAGGTATATCAAAATATTTTAAGAAGCAAGGCAGAATGCCCTCCGAGAATATCTTAAAGGAAGTATTAAAAGAGTTACTAGAATCCAAAACCTATGTGGATTTGGTAACTAAGGATGATATACCTAATATCAATAAACTAATAAGTAATCTCTATCATATACCACTATCGGATTCCGATTACATAAAAGAAAAGATATATCAGTTCTCTACCTATGTTGAGATGAAGAACTTAAATGATTCTTTCGATTTAGATAACTTCGAACAATACGAAGAATATTCAAGGAAGATTGAAAAGGTACTTCAGAAAAGTAAACCTAAGAAAGAGGATGAACCCTTATATATGATTCGAGATATTACCGAGAGACAGTTTAGAAGACAATCAGAACCTTCAGTTATACCTTGCCCATTTAGGCAACTAAATGAACTAACTAATGCAGGAGGTTATCCAGAGCATTCCGTTAATGTAATACTCGATAAACCCAAGGCAAAGAAAACCTTCTTTATGGTAAACCTTGCAAGAGGTTATCTCAGAATGAAGAAGTCAGTATTATATATTGATACAGAAAATGGTCAAGAACAAATTATGGACCGTTTCATTCAATCAAGTATTAATAAAACTAAGAAGGAATTATACTCGGGTGAATATGATAAACTTGAGGCAAAGCATTTAAGGAAACTTGCAAGGTTTGGAGTTGAATTAGTGGTTGAGCGTGTACCAGCAATGATTACTAATACCACTTATATAAGGGAAAAGATAATTCAGCTTCGTAATCAAGGAATTGATATTAAAGTTCTTATGGTTGACTACGCTGGTAAGCTTGCATCAATAGCGGGTGATAGAGAAGATTTCGAAAGGATATCTAATGTATACGTAGACCTTCAGAATCTGGCAGAAGAATTACATTTAGATATTATATGGACTGCCCATCACATTACTCGTGAAGGTAAAAAGCATAGGCTTACTAGATACGATGAGAATGATATCTCTGGTTCAATTGCCATTGTTCGTAATGCCCAGGTTATCATGGGTCTTAACTCTACTGAGCAAGAAGAAAAAGATAATATTCTTCGAGCTGAGATAGTAGTACAAAGGGATGGTCTTCCTTCCGGTAGAGCATTATTCAAATGCGATGTCGAAAGGCAAAGATGTACGGAATTTACAAGGGAACAACGTAAACAATATGATGAAGTGTATTCTGGAGTATTAGATTCTATGATGAAGAGTTCTAAAGATAATCCCTCTGCAAATAAAGAGAAGTATGAGAAGAAATCAGGTGATATCTAAAAGAAAGTTAATCTCTAATATAGTAGGGTGGCCAGATTATTATATTTCTAAGAGAAGTAGGTTATATAGATACTACCCTAAAAGAAAAGTATGGATGTTATTAAAAGGTACCCTCAATCGGGGTAGGATATATCATATATTAAGAGATAGTAATAAACATAAAAGGATTCAGGCTTCTAGATTAGTAGCCTTAGCTTGGGTACCTAACCCAGAGAGTAAACTTCATGTATGTCATAAAGATAATAACCCTTGCAATAATATACATACTAATCTTTATTGGGGTACACAGAAAGAAAATATACAACAGTGTATCAGGGATAATAGATTTAGACCTCAAGGTAAAGTACCCATATCTAGAAAGGATATACTTAATCTTAATAAAGATTATTTAAACGGTGTTACTATAAAGGAACTAAAACAGAAATACAATATAACCCATATTCATAGATACGTTAAAGAAACTAAAAAGAGATATAGATTAGGACATGATAGGGTACGAGAGTTAATTAGGGATAAAGCCAAGGGTTACTCCAATAAAGAATTGGGAGAAAAGTATAAGCTAAGTAAAGCTAGTATTAGTCACTACTTAAATAGAAGTTTATGAAAATAACAAATCAGTTTAAGTCTAAGCTCAAAACTTATTTCATTAAAAGACTTGGAGCTTTTGAATATCGACATGGCTGGATGCGTATACCAACTTGCCCCTATTGTGGGAGAGAACATAAGTTGGGAGTTAACCTTTCTATGTATAGAACCAATTGTTTTAGATGTAATGCCCATCCTTCTCCTGCTCAATTAATAATGGACATAGAAGGATTTACTGAGTACCATGAACTAATTAATTTTTTGAACAATGGCCAATTTGATGAACTACAGTTTAAGGAAGAGAAAATCGAACTTGCCGAAAGTAAGCCAGTATATCTCCCTGAGGGATTTAGAAACATTTCGCTCGGGGATAGCCAACTTGCAAAAAGCATTCGGGGATATATCAAGAAACGCGGATTTAGCCTCGAGAAGTTTTCAAGATACGGTATCGGCTATGGAACAAGCGGCTCAACATATGGGTACCTTATCATCCCGTTTTATTATCGAGGACAACTTAGGTATTACAATGCTCGAAATGTTATCGGAAAAGGACCCAGGTATAATAACCCAGACAAAGACATCACCGGTTTGGGAAAACAGTTTATCATCTTTAATCATGACGCATTGGAGATGTACAGGTCGGTATTCATTTGCGAAGGAGCACTTAATGCCCTTACTATTGGGGATAGAGGAATTGCCACAATGGGTAAAGTTGTATCTAAATATCAACTAAACGAATTAATAAAAGCACCTTGTCAACGGTATATAATTCTATTAGATTTTGATGCTCAAAAGTATGCTATAGAATTGGCATTGAAACTTATACAATACAAGAAAGTGAAGTTAGTTCTTTTTGAGGATAATAGGGATGTAAACGATTTAGGTAGGAAAGCCGTTCTTAAAAAAGTTTATGAAACTAGATATGCTACCTATCAGGGATTAATTAAACTTAAAAACTCATTATGATGGAAGATAATGTACCAGGTTTTATAGGTTACCATATTACTAGAGATGGAAAATTATATTCAAGACGGATAGAAAGATCTCCTTATAAGTTTGGTAAATGGCATAAACTAAGGCTTTCGAAAAAGGCCAGAGTTAAGGTAAAACTTTATAAGGACGGTAGAGGTTATAATTTGAGTATTAGTAGGTTGGTAGCTTTAGTATATGTATATAATCCTAATCCTTCTAAGTTTAATGAAGTAATGCACTTAGATAATAATCCTTTAAATAACCATTATAGGAATCTTCAATGGGGTACACATAGTATGAATATACAACAAATGATTTTCGAACAGAGAAGGAAATCATTTAAAACTATTCAAAATCCTAATTGGGAGAACTTTAAAATTTCTGATAGAAAATTGAGAAGATTAAATAGGTTATTGAGTTTAGGTAATAGTAGGATATACATTAGTAAAAGGTTAAAGGTGTCACGTAAAACACTCTATAACTTTATTCATAGAATTCAAATCCGAAACTCTTTGGAGTAAGGATTACCTATTATATTATATAACTTAAAATATTAATGATATGAAGATAATCGATTATGTAGTTAAGACCATGATAGTTTTGGCAGGTCTTTTAATTATGGGATATTTCTTCCCAGTTGTAAGTTGGTTTGAAAAACCCCAACCAAGGAAGAATATGGTTTTCAGATGTGAGATGGTTGATGGTAAAGTTAGGGATTATACTTTAAACTTACCCGAAAATGTTACTTGGTATGTAGGTACCAATAGAGGTTCATATTATGTATCATTTGGTTCTCCCACTAAAAACCTTTATGGGAAGAAATGCCCAATAGATAATAACGAGGGTTGTATTAATGGTGTTTTAGTTTGTAATAGAGTAAAATGAGAGAACCCAGTATTCACATTACTAAGTCTCAATTTGAGGAAATATTAAATACCCTAGAGGTAGATAACTTCCCAGTTGAGGCTTTTTTTGTTATTGCACGAAAAGAGGCAATAAATACTAGAGCAGTGGTTGTTTCTAATAAAGGGACAACTAAGAAAGTAACTAACATATTACTAGCATCTAAAGGTAATGCTTCCCTTGTTGCTGATATATTATATGCTACCCGTATAAAGCTTAAGCATAGAGGAGTTCGTAAAATAAATGAAAGTAATTCTCGAGAATGGGCAAATTGTAAAAAGCTTGCCGAGATATGTAATACCTTCTGTGAAGATTTTAAATTTGATACTCGAGAAGGTTTTATTAAATATATTGAGACAGGCTTAAAGAGGATGACTGATTATAGGAATGTTATGCAAAGGTTAATATCTATGCAGGACAACATCACTAATCAAATGGATGCCGAGATAGAACTCAAGGGGGATAAGGACCCAGGCTTTACCAAAGACATCCATGATGAATTCATAAAAAGAGTTGCTAGTGTTACTGGTATTTATGAATCTTATGAACATCAGCCAGAGAAATATGTTCACTTTCTTAGGATTCATAATCTAATGGATGAAAAGGATTGGAATGTATTTCAATTTTTGGATGCCCAGTTCGAAGCTCTTGCTTGGTGTAATGGATTACCAGAACCAAGTCAGATGTATAATGATAAGGCTATCGAAAGATATAATAAATACCTATATAAAAATAAAGATAAACGAACCTTAGATGAACCTCAAGTTGAAGGCTCACTCTGGGAGAAAATTAATAATTAAAACATAACGTTATGAAAGGTTTACAATTTTTCGGAAACAGAGTGGAGGATGCAGCTAATGCTTTTATTGATGTCCTCAAGTATTCAGACCAATCGGTAACTTATCCAGATTTTAAGGATATCGACCCTTGGCCTGATGAGATAATTAATATGTTCTATGTGATTTGGAAGAATGCCAAGTTTTCAGAACTAAGTGCAATTATTATGTATACTCAACAATCTTCTAGATTTGAAGAAATATCAGAATTGATGTTGGGTATTGGTTTGGTAGAGATGAGGCATCTTGACAAGATATCTGATTTCTTACAAAGGGCAGACCCATACGAGGATTACTCTACCATGAATATTAATCCTACAATTGAGATTGGTTCTACTTGGGAACAAGCTTTAAAGATTGCTTTGAATTCTGAGATAGAAACTATCGGTCATTATAAAATGATTCAAAGGGCAATTACTCAATATAGTGAACGTTCTGATTATAATGACGTGAATTATTTCCTTGAGAAATTGATTGCGGATGAGGAGCATCATATGAAACTTCTCAAGGAAGCAATTGGTATGGATAAATCTACTAAAGGTGTAACAGTAATTATCAAATGAGTAGGATAATTATTCAGAATGGTAATATGTGTGAACTCGACTTACCTCTTAAGTTCGCACAGAAACTTTATAATGAGTTTGCCATTCGACATCCAAATGCTTTCTACTTACGTACAAGGCAAAGAGGTATGCAGAATTGGGATGGTAAGATTCACTATATTACCAAGACTGGTCAATTTAAAATAGGTTTACTTCCTAAGGTATACGATATGTGTATTGAAATGGGGATTAAACCTAAAGTTGTAGATATGAGACAACCTTTACCTAAAGTCAGTAAAGTAGTTACGAATATAGGTAAATATAAATTAAGACCCGAACAAGAAAAAGCAGTTAAGTCTGTGATTAATAATCGAGTAGGGGATACACCTTTCCATATTGGTGTATTAGATTACACTGTCAATGCAGGTAAAACTTTGATTATGTCTGCCTTATATTTATCATATAAGAAGCAGTTAAAGACTTTGCTAATAACTAATGACTCAGATTGGTTAAACCAGGCTAGAGAAGAATTTAAGCAATATCTTCCGGGAGAAGATATCACTTTTGTTCAAGGCAAGGTTTTAAACTGGAGTAATTTTACTATAGGTATGGTTCAATCTATTTCGAGGAACATGAGATTCTATCAAAAAGAATTATCTCAGATAGACATGGTACTTGTGGATGAGGCTGACCAGGGGGGTAGTAAGCAATATCAGAATGTAATCACCCGACTGTTTAATACCCGAATTCGTATAGGATTATCCGGTACCATTTATATGAGTAAGCTTGCTAAGGATAAGGTCAAGAACATGAATCTAGAATGTTTCTTTGGTAAAGTGATTGCTGAGTTTAAACTTAAGGATTCCATCAAGAAGGGTTACTCAACTAAAACTATCGTAAAGATGGTACCCGGTAAACCTTGGTATGGTAATTGGGAATCTGATTGTATATCCTATAAGGAGATATATGATGATTCTATTACCGAAAATAATACCGCGTGGACCATGGCTTATAATCGATTACGATGGAATATTAATCAAGGTAGATATCCTGCTCTTGTAGTATGCAAGCATATTGCACATTGTGAAAATCTATATAAGTTCTTTAAAAAGAAACTGGGCGATGCCTATAATATTGCCTATGTGCATGTTAATACTCCCTCTAAGTTAAGACAACAAATAATGAGGGATTTTAGGGAAGGCAAAATAGATATCCTGGTATCAACTACAATCATTGCTCGAGGTAAAAACTTTCCTAAGCTTAGGTATTTACTTAATGCAGCAAGCATGGATAGTCAGGAAAAATCTATTCAGTTTCTTGGTCGTTTGGTAAGAACCGATAAATCGAAAAAGAAAGTATACCTGGATGACCTTCATTATCCTGGCCCTTATTTAGATAGGCATGGTAAGCATAGGAAGCAATATTATCAGAGACAAGAATTGAAAGTAATATTGTTAGATAAGCTATGGAAGAAACATCCTAACCATAGCCTTATTAAGAGTTAACTAGAAGTACTATGAGTATTTACTTTTTCTCCGTAGGAGGAAAAGAAGATTACAATTAATAAGCATATAGGCATTATGAATAATGATAAACTAATATGTATCAGAGATGAGGATGATACTAAACTAACTACTCTATTATCAGATGGTTGGAAGATAATCCAAATCTCTGCATCCGGTATTTATTGCTGGGTACTTTTAAGGAAACCCAATAACACTAAAAAGAAAATCAAAGGCTTTCAGTGATGGAGAAATATATTTTAATTACAGCGGTTGTTATTATGATAATAATACTCGCTTTAGACTTCATACTTTCTAAGGATGGCTATCAATGCCATTCATGTAAGAAACGTTTTCATAAAAAGGGTTTGGAAATTAAGGGATGGCATTTCAAAGAATGGGTCTGTCCCAATTGTAAACACATTAATTACACTTATGATGAAGAAGATTAGGGAATGGTTTAAATCTCTTGTTGTTGGGGAGGTACATAATCCTAAACACGTATTCAACTGTAGAGATTTGATATGGGTATCAAATTTGGAAACTTCTCAAAATACCCCCGAATGCTTTACTCATTTCTTTTGTTTGTACTGGAGTAATGGTATGGTAGTTAAAGTATGTCAAGAGAGCCATGATAGAAATTCATACCAAGAATTATATAAACTCAGGGAACTATTTATTAATAACATGGGTTATTCCTATGTTCCGATAGAAGATAACAGTGAGATATACATTTATTATAAACGTAAAAAAGACATATAATGGCTAAGTATCATTTATATATACGGGCAATCCCTGGATATTCAGATTATTATGCAACTGTAGATGGGGATATACTTAAGAAAAGAGGTAATTCTCTTTTTAAACTTACTCCCACTAAAGTTCATAATGGTTATTATACTGTTAAAATTATACACAGAGTTAAGGTTCATAGGTTAGTAGCTTTAACCTTTTTACCTAATCCCAATAATTATCCTATTGTAATGCACAAGGATAATAATCCAGAGAATAATAGGGTAGGTAATCTTAAGTGGGGAACCCAATCTCAAAACATGAAACAGATGGTTAATGATGGTAGACAAAGAAAATCTAAAATAATTAATTATAAATCTGAGGTATTAACCCTACATTCTCAGGGTTTTTCTATCCCTGAAATAATCAAGTCTGTGGGGATCAGTAAAACTTCAGTACATCGTATAATAAAAGGGAAGCTATGAGTAAGAAAAGTAAACCAAAAAAGTTACCCGATTTAAGTAAACAAGATATTTTAACACCCATAGATTTAACTCAGTTGGGTACTAATGGTGATGTTTGCTTCGGTATTGGGTATGACCTATCAACTAAAGAATGCAAACTATGCGGAGACTCGGAATTATGTGCATTCAAGATGTCTCAGAATTTGAACATCACAAGGAAAGAGCTAGAACAGAAGAATCAATACAAGGATTTGGATGTATTAGAAGATACGGTTGGTATCAAGAAATACATCCGAGGCTTGATTCGGAAAGGGAAAGACAAAAAAGAAGTTATTACCAAAACTGTTGATAAATTCGAAGTACCCAGAAAACGTATTAGAGAACTTTATAAAGAGTGTATTAAATAATGAAACCAATAGAGATGATATGGGCTATGTTCAAGATATACCTTAATAACCCAAACTATTTTGTAAAGCAAGAAGATGTACTTGCTAACCTTTGTATGGAAGGTTCTACCGATGTAATTAGAATGTGTAATTCATTGGGAGTACATGTTTCTAGACCCGAGAAATTAACCTTTGGACAACTTTTACGTAAATGTAATATATTATGAACAAATTTAGATTTATCAAAGTAAGGGAGGTAGTATCTCCCAACAGAGCAAACCCAAATGATGCTGGGTTAGATTTTTATGTACCAACTAATTTATATCCTGAGGATATTCATGACAAGAACGAATTTGATTCAAATGGGTATATTTTAGATATGCCATTTAATGAAAATTTCGTAAGGCATATAGCTTTAAAACCAGGTCATCGTATACTTATCCCATCGGGTATCAAAGGTTTGCTAGAACCTCCTGCATCTATGTTAATGGCAGCAAACAAATCTGGTATAGCTACTAAGAAAGGGTTAATCTTTACTGCCGAGATAGTAGATTCTCCCTATGTTGGAGAGATACACATTGGAGTATACAACACTTCTCAAGAAGCCCAGGTTATTGAGGCTGGCCAGAAGCTGGTACAATTTATTCATGTACCTATCTATATTACTGAACCAGAAGAGATTCAACAAGAGGAATTTTATACTGAATCCCAGATGTGGGGAAGTAGAGGAGGGAATGGTTTTGGTTCATCAGGAAGTAAATAATCATGGAAGACAATATATTAGGGTTCCCGGGATATCACATTACTCGGGAAGGTAAACTTTATAATAAAGGACATCCAGTAAAAACTTTCTTTCATAAAAGGTACGAACGTACTAAAATTAGAAGTAATAAAATTTCTAAGAACGTAAAGATACATAGATTAGTAGCAGAAGCTTATATACCTAATCCTAATCATTTACCAGTAGTGATGCACTTGGACGATAATCCTAAGAATAACCAAGTAAGTAACCTTAAATGGGGAACTCAAAAGGATAATGTACATGATGCAATTAATAAGGGTAGACTTAAATTGAAGGGTAAAGATAATCCTATGTATGGAGTAAGTAGAAAAGGTTTATTTGCTCCACATACTTCCTTAACAGTACGACGTATTCGAAGATTAAAGAGACTGAAATTAAAAGGTAATACCAATAAGTATATAGCTAAGAGATTAAATATTAGTAAGTTCACAGTTGGTAATTACCTAAATGGTAAACATTATAAAATTTAACGTTTTGGATATAAGGAATATAAAGGAGCCAGTACCAAAGGTAGAAAACATACTACAAGAGATGTATGTATTGGGTATAGGTCAATTAAATGGATATAGGCAAATAGAATCCCTACCAGAATACCCCTTAGATATAAATAACCCAGAGAGCCAAGTTATACTTAAGGATTTTATTGGTAGGGTAATCGAAGAATTAACTGAAGGCTTTGAATCTACCAATGAAGTATTTGACCTTTGCAGTAAAAATGGGTGGAATATGGAGATGCTCAACGAAGAAGAACATCAATCCATACTGAATTCTCTTGCTAATGCAAATGAAGAACAAGCAGATGCTTTAGGCTTTTTCTTTACTCTTCTAGCATATTCAAATATACTTCCTGAAGATATACTTAGTTATAATAAAGCAAAAGACTTATTTGAAGTGATGGCTATTGGGGTTAAAGAACTGGTAATCAAATATCCAGATTATCATAACTTATTGAAATTCGACATTATCTGTAAAGAGGATTTCTATGAGGATGAAGGTAAGTGGGAACATATAAATTCCTATACTCCAGGCTTTCACCAGATGAACGAACTATCCCATGAAGCTGAGAAATTATACCTATGGGAAGTAATCTATGAACTCAATAAAGCTAGAAATTTCCTTAAATGTAGACCATGGAAACAAACTCAAGTGATGACCAAAGAAATAGATTTTCAAGAATCCTTGGTAAAAGCTTTCTATCTCTATATGGGATTCTTAGCGATGAATGGGTTTACTCCTCTCGGATTATTCGGTTTATTCTTTAAAAAACAACGTCTCAATTTATGGAGACAAAATACTAATTACTAGCATGTCAGGATGGAACCATAAATTAGAGGGACTTCAACTTAATCCGGAGGAGTCCCTCCATTCGTTAGAATTTGCTACCTCACAAGAAGCATGGGAAAAACTCAATGAGGGATTCCTAAGATTAGAGCCTGCTTTATTTGCAAAGGGGGCTATTGCCAATAGTGGGGTAGCAGTAGTGTATAATGTATTCATAAAGATACGCAATGCCTGGGTAGACCCAGAATTTGATTATGGGCGGTGTTTCAATTATAAAGAAACTAAGTGGACTAGCTTATTGAATAACTACATAGACTTTAATAAGCTTGACTTGTTGCGTAGTAAACTGAGAGTACTGAGAAATAAGTACAATCAGAATTACAATATAACCTATATGTTTAACAATCATCATGATAACGGAAAGCAATGTCTAATAGCTGCGACTTTTTCAAAACGATTCGGGGAGGACATCCCCGTTATTACAATGGTAGTTCGGGCTTCAGAGATTACCAAGAGGTTAATATTCGATTTCCTATTAATTCAACGAATGTCAGAGTACGTATATGGGCCGGACCAGTCAGTACAAATCAACCTATTTGCGACTCAAATGTACGGAAATGTGGAGACACTTCTAATGTATCATACCCATAAACCTTTGAAGAAGGTACTTAAGGGGGCAGAAGAGAATGCTTGGAATAAGAGAATAAAAGAGATATGGAAGAAATTCCAAAAGGGTACGGAGAAGGAATTCTCTTCATTCAAGGTATTCTTTAGAAGTTTTAAAGTGCTCAGACCAGATTTATATGAAGAAACATATAAATCAATGAAAGCAAAAGAATTACTTCTTGAATACGAAGATATTGAATATCCCGAGAATGTAATTTCTTACTCTCAACGTAAAGCTTATAAAAAGAAACTTTTATTAAAACAAAAGAACAATGGAAGCTAAGGAATTTTTAAATCAGAAGCGTATAGGATTAGTAAACAAATTCTATTACCAAGTTTTTGAGATTAAAAAGAACGGGGGAGAACCAGATATACCCTTGTTATTAAAAGAGGTAGAGGATTTTGATGATTTTGTATATCGCTACTGGCATATGACCTGGGTTAGTTCTACAATGTCATACAATTAAATATTTATATTATATGAGGATATATTCTAACAGTTTTGAGTTAATGTCCGAAATGGGCAGAGAACTCAACAGTTATGGTCAAACTGTAAAACCAAAGACCTATCAGAATAAAGTGATTGAAGGTAATGAGGATTTTATTACTAAAGAACTCATTTGCCAACAATATTGCTTAACTTCACTTGGAGACCCAGTATGGTTATTTGTATTCTCACATTCAAAGGAATGGGCAGATGCTGAGTTTCAGGAAAGAATTGATACCTCTGATATAATTAATCCAGGTAAAGCTTGGGAATTAAGAAAAGATTTATGGGAACAGTTCTTGGTAAATGGTAAATTTGATTATACCTATAATGAGAGAATCATCCATGTTATTAAACCATTGATAAGATTACTGAAGGACGATAATGACACTCGTAAAGCAGTATTACCAATATTCAATGGTGATATGGACGGATTAGATACCGATTGGTATGATGGTAGTAGACGTATACCCTGCTCTATGTATTACGATTTCCTTATACGTCGGAATGGTAAAGGAGAGAGGGTATTACACATTTGCTATCATCAAAGAAGTTCGGATTTTATAATTCATTTTGGTAATGACGTATACCTTGCATGGAGACTTATGGAATACGTAGCTAAAGAGGTAGGAGTAAAACCAGGTTATCTATATCATACTATTGATTCTCTTCATGCTTATAAGAAAGATTGGACAGCATTAGCTTCTAATCTGGAAGACTTACAAGAGAAATACTAATAATGAGGGATGTATCTACTACTGGTGGGTATGTCCCTTTTTCTATTTTAAAATATGGAGACACGGTATACAATAATAAAAAACAAGAGGGAGCTTAAGAAACTTATTGATTGTTGTAAAGCTACGGGTTATGCTTGCTGTGATTATGAAACAAATGCAGAACCTATATATAATAAGGGTTTTAAGCCAACTATACTCTCAGTATCCTGGATGCCAGGGTTTGGTGCTTCCATTCCTTTAGACCATTTCGAAACAAAAGATTATACATCTCCAGGGTGGAATTGGAAAAAGATGCTAAGGAAATTTGGGGAAGAGGTAATTGAGAATTATGACATTGTAAAGGTTGCATGGAATTGGAAGTTTGATGACCAGATAAACCAAAAGTATCAAATATTCTATAGGGGTACTTGTTTAGATGGTATGCTTGCAAAATATCTACTAAACGAGGAAAAACCTAATGATTTAAAATCAATGGTAAGAAGGTATTTACCAGAGTATGGTAATTATGAGAAGCAAGATGCTTTCGATAAAATACCTTGGGATAAAAAAGAGTTAGACCCACTTTGCCATTATGGATGTCAAGATACGGATTATACTCTTAGGTTAATGATATTCTTTGAAAAGAAGCTGATTGACCTTGGTTTGTACAGTACCTTCAGGAATTTAATTATGTCTGCATCAAGGGTACTCACTTCAGTAGAGAAGAATGGTTTGTATCTAGATAGAGAGTTCAATAATCAACTACTGGAAACATATAAACCAAAAATAGATGCGGCTAGACAAGCTATATATGATTTGCCAAGAGTAAAGAAATTCGAAAAGAAGTATAATCAAGAAAAGGTTGATAAATATATTCAATCTATCGAAGCTGAACTTGAAGAGTTAGATTATAATGACCCAAAGGATAAACGTAAGATTGCATCAAGGGAACAGAAAATTTCAAATATCAAAGCAGGTATATTCACAACTAAAAAGGAACAAGAATTAATAAGGCCCATTAATTTGGGTAGCCCAGTTGATTTACCTGCATTGATGTATTCAGAAGATGGCTTTCATTTTGATGTGATTAAGGATAATGAATCTGGTAAACCAAGTACTGATGAAGAAACTCTTACTAATCTAAGGTTAACCGTTAAAAAACCAGATTCACCTAAGGCAATTTTCCTTGATAGGCTTCTTGAATTACGAGGTTTAGAGAAGATGTATAAAACCTATATAGAGGGTTGGAATGAAAAAGTTCAAGATGATGATAGATTACATGGAAGATTTCTTATTCATGGGACTACAAGTGGAAGATTATCCTCTGCAGAACCTAATGCTCAACAAATTCCCAAGACATCCGTAGACCCCAATATTAAATTACAATTAAAAGCTCCTAAAGGAACCTTATATATTGCTAGTGATTTTAGCCAGGCAGAATTAAGAATTATGGCTCATCTATCTGGAGATGAAACTTATCTTAATGCTTTTAACTCTGGTCAGGACCCTCACTTAGCAATTGCTGCTACTAAATATCATATACCCTATGAAGAAGCTCTTAAGATATATGAGGATGAAAATCATCCAGAACATAAGATATGGAAGGTGAGAAGAAAGCAAGCTAAACAAATTGCTTTTGGACTTATTTATGGAATTGGTGCAAAATTACTAGCAGTAAAACTATCTGACCCAAAATCTGGTATTATAGTTACACCAGAAGAAGCCCAAAAGGAAATGGACATATTCTTTGGTCAACACCCCAAGTTGAAGACCTTCTTGAAGAAACAAGAGAAATTCCTTAGAAAGAATGGGCATCTGGTATCATTATTTGGGAGGAAAAGAAGATTACCCCAAATATATTCAAATGATAAGGGAGAAGAAGCTTATGCTTTGAGATTAGCATTAAATTTCCCATGTCAATCAGCAGCATCCGATATGTGTTTATTTGGAAGTATTCTCATATACTACTTAATGAGACAAGGTAAATTACCCTCTACTAAGTCTGTATGTTTGGTACATGATGCTAATTATCAGATTACTAAACCAGAGAATATTAATATTTGGAGTATATATGAGATGTGGCAAATTTATAGGAACCCATTAACTAAGCCATACTTCGGCTTTCAGATAGATGATGTCACAATGGACATGGAGTTTGTTATTGGTAGGTCAATGGCAGAAGAGTTACCTTTTATTCCGGGTTATGATTATAAGAAAATGTTAGAACCTGATTTCTCAGTAGAAGAATATATGGAAGAACATAAGAAATATAAACACATACCTATTTCAGAGTATAAGAAACGTTTTAACAAACAAATGAAGCAATATGAAAAAGATTTTGAACGGACCCACGGTATGGAGAGCTAAATGCCCAATATGTGATTGCGAATTTGAATATGACAATAGTGAAACTTTTGGGTTTTATAAAAAATCGGGCGATTATTTTAGGATAGTACAATGTCCTAATTGTAAAACTAATATAAAGCATTCAGATTCAGTATCTACAATTACAGAATCGAAAAGAGAAGATACTATGTCTACATAAATAATATAAATTTATGGAATTATGGCAACACAGAAAGAGATTGATAATGCAAGTAAGCTAACTGCCCTTACTTATATGGTTGCAGGGTGTTTAGGTTATTCTATCGAAAATTTACTTAAGTATTTAGATGGGGTTAATCTAAGGTTGAGTGGACAAGAAAAGATGTTACTTAACCGATTAAAGACCCAGTTATCTCAAGTACAAACTAATCTTACTACTTTAGAGGGATTAGCTTTTAAAGTAATGGCTACAGATGAGGATGGTAAACTTGCTTATGAAGATGCCACCCATATTTATTGGGCTGCATTTTTAGCATTACTAGATAGAGGTGGTACTGATAACTTATGCGACTTAAGATTAATGGCTTTGGTAGATAAGATAAGCATCTATAAATCTCTTCTTAATTTGCCCGGTATGAAACTCTCTTATCAAATGGCTTTTGCTCAAGTAACTAAAGCCATAAGCAAAGGAGAATTTAGTAAAGAAGACTTTAAAAACCTATTAGAAGTTTATGAAGACGGAACTGAAAAAACTAAAGGTTAAATTTGAAGGTAAACTTATTGAGATTGATATACAAAAGGAATTATCTATCAATGAGAATATCATTAATTCTCAGCTACGAGAATCTCCTTCTAGTTATTATGTACTTGCTTCTTTGAGAGATAAATATATAAAAGAAAGGGATGCTCTAGCAAGGGAAAAAGAAGAAGCTTATTCGAATGCCTGGTTATATTATAAGGATGCTAATGAAAGATGGAATAACGAATATGTATCTCATAAGGCAAACCTTAACAAGAAATACTCTTCTATCAATGAAAGGTATTTGAAAGCTGTAGAAAAAGCAAATAAGTTCATAACTATATGTAAATGTTATGAGTCACGCGAAAATATATTAAGAACTATTAATGCGAACCTAAGAAAGGGTTAACCCATTGAACTATAAACAATTACTAACTTTTAAAAACAGTATTAGAATATGAATTATTCAATGACATTTATCTCATCTCTTGTAGCTGAGAAATTTAATCAAGAATTACCCGGATGCCCAACAGAAAACCGGGTACTTATTTTATCTCCCAAGGAGGTAAACCAAACTAAATCTGGTTTGATTATCCCTGAACAAGTAAAAGAGGGAGTTCCTCGTAAAGGGGTTGTAGTAAAGAGTGGGGAAATTACCGAAGAATACAAAACCTACCGAGAATTGGTTGCTGTAGGTAGAATAGTTACTTATGGTTTGTATGCAGGTAAAGAACTTGAATTCGAAACGGACAAACTATCTCCTGCTCTCAAACAACTTTTAGAGAAAAACGTTCTTACCGTATTGAGTATGAACGAAGTAGTTTACTCAGAACCGAATAATTAAAACTAATCATTATGATAAAAGACAAGAAGAAAAAGAAAGTTTCATCAGAGGGACTTTCTACAAAAGAAAAGATGCTAGCTAGAAAGAAACAGCTAGAATCTAAGGGAAACGGAAGTGGATTGGTATATCCAAAAGAAGGAACCCTGAGAATGAGAATTAAATCTCCTGGTGATGACCAAGAATTGGGTATCGAAATTATTCAATTCTATCTGGGTGGCAATTTGGGAGGAGTTATATCTCCGGCTACTTTTGATGAACCTTGCCCATTCATGGAGAAATATCAAGAATTGAAAAATTCCAAGGATGAAGATGACAAGGAACTTGCCAAGAACCTGGTACCAAGAAGAAGGTATGTTGTTGGTGGTATCATTTACTCAGATGAAAAGGGTAGTAAGGTAGATTACGAAGGCAAAGATAAGGGAGTTTTAGTTCCTCGCTCAGTATACCAGGATATCATTGACCTTTACCTTGATGAAGATGAGGCAGGTGATATGACAGATCCAAAAACTGGATACGATATCAAGATAATTCGTTCCGGGTCTGGTAAACTAGATACCACTTATTCTGCTCGTGCTTGCAAACCAACTAAGTTGGACAAGAAATATCAAGGTACAATTGACCTTGAGGGGATAGTTCGTTCTCAAATCAAATCCTATGATGAGTTGGAAGATTTACTTTCACAGTATCTAAACGAAGACCATGGGGATGACGATGATGATGATAAATCCAAGAAAAAGAAAAAGGGAGTTCACAAAGACCATTACATGGAAGATGATGAACCCAAGAAAAAGAAAAGAAAATACAAATCGGATATTTAAGGGTTAGTAATATGGTTTCATTCGAAGGTGGTAATTAGATTCGTTCTGTTATCACCTTCTTTAGTTTAAAGACATTACATTATGGCAAAGAAATCTAAGGTTGGTTTAAAAGTACCAACAGCAAATGAGATGGCAAAGAAATATGGGAGTATGATTAAATTAGCTTCAGAAGTAACTGATACCGATTTATATATACCATCTACTTTCTTTGCTCTGAACTACTTATTTGGTAAGGGTATTCCTTATGGTAAAATCGTAGAGATTGCTGGAGAAGAATCCTCTGGTAAATCTTTGGTGGCTTATAACTTTGCTTATGCTACTCAACAACTTGGAGGTCATGTGATATGGGTAGATGCTGAACAATCCTGGATGAATTCTTGGGCTGAAATAAATGGGGTAGACCCCGCAAGAGTAACCATTGTTAATGATACCCGTATTGAATATATTGCAGACGTAGTAGCAGACTTAGCAATATATTTACGTTCTCAATTAACTCACAATGAACCGATACTCTTAGTAATTGATTCTATTGCAGCTACTGACTGTACTGATAATATAGATGCTAAGATGGTTGATGGTAAGGCAGAGATGGGAGGTAGAGCAAAGGCTCTTTATAAATACTTCCGTATCAGAAGTGAATTATTCTACAAACTGGGAGTATCTCAGATATATATTAACCAATTAAGAACTGCTTTAAATGTCGGATTTGGAAAAGATAACACAACAACTACAGGAGGTGCTGCACTCAAATTCTATGCTTCAATCAGAGCTGCTTTCTATTCGGGAAGGTCTGTTACCATCAAACAAAATGGGAAAGAAAGGAAAGCTGGAAAACTTGTCACAATCAGACTTATTAAAAATAAAGTTGCGCCTCCTCGACCTACAATCAGCAAATGCCCTGTATATTTCAATCCTAAATTCCACGAAGTCGGGTTTGACAGATGCTATGCTTTAGAAGATGTACTGGTAGATACCGATGTAATCGAAAAAACTACTGGTGGGTATAAATTGAAAGGGAAAACTCTTGCAAGAGGAGAAGAGAAATTCCAAAAGCTTCTGGAAGAAGACGATGAACTTCGTAGAAAACTTTTACGGAAAGCTGGAGTAAATACCATAGGTACTACTAAAAAACAACTGGGGAAAATAGAAACAAATCTATTCCCAGTCGATGGTGTAGAATATGAAAACTATTCAGATTCAGAAGAGGAGGAGGAAGACGATGAATAAGAAAGAGGTAGAAGGTATAGAGAAAGTAATTAAAGAGTACCTTAAGAAAAATTTGAGAATGGAATCTAGGGTTAGGTATCTAGATGCTTATAGCCCACCAGAGAATTATTTAGATGTATATCTTGGAGAGGAAAAGATTCAAGAAGTTTCACTTTATGAATTAGATTTTGGACGATGAGCAAGAAAACACAGTTTACAAGGTCTAAGGTAAAGTTGGGAAGTTTATCTTGGACTTCTCCCATTTATCCTCATGGAGAAGGTAAATATCAGAATAAGCCTCTAAAAGATAATATACCTGGGTACCCTGGTTATCACATATCTAAAAGAGGTAAAATATATTCAAGATGGGATGTTAATGGTAAGGGTATACTAAGTAAAAGGTACCATTTAAAACAGCCACACTTAAATAAAAATGGTAGGTATATCATAGGATTATCCCAACCTGGTATTGGTACAACTAAATGGTTAGTACATAGATTAGTAGCTTTAGTATATTTGCCAAATCCAGAAGAATTACCTTATGTATGTCATAAGGATAATGTACCTACTAATAATTCAGTAAATAATCTTTATTGGGGTACACAAAAAGACAATATGTCACAAGCTTCTAAGGATGGGAGGATGATTCAAGCAAAAGGTAAAGATAGCGTACACTATAAAGGTACTGAGATACAAAGGTCTTATATACCCAGGTTAATTAACCTGGGGTTTACTAGAAAAGAAATCTCGGAAATTATGAATCTGGGAGTTCAATTAGTATCTGATTATTATAATAAATATAAAGAAACATATGGCTAAAAAACTAGTATTAATCATAGATGGATGTAACTTACTTCACCAAAGTTTCCACAAATTCGAAAAACTTAAATCTACCGATGGCAAACCGAGTGGGGCAATATTCGGATTTTTTAAATCTCTACATATGTATCTTACAAGGTTCGAACCGGATGAGGTTTATATTTCATTCGATAATGGTCATTCACCAGTAAGGACGAAGTTATTGCCCAATTACAAGGGACATAGAAAAAATATATCTGTAGATTACGAATCATTGCAAAAGCAAAAGGCAATTATAATGAAAATGCTGGGTATGCTAAGAATTAATTATATCTTCGATAAAAAGAAATCTACAGTATATGAAGGAGATGACTTCTTAGCATATCTTGCAATTAAAAAATTCCAATCCGAGAAAATGATACTCATATCTTCAGATAAGGACTTTAATCAGTTGCTTACAAATAACCTAAGGATATATAATCCGAGAAAAGATGAGATGATAAGGATGGATAATTGCAAAGAATTATTCGGTTATCATTCTCATGAAACGGTAGAGTACCTTGCAATGGTTGGAGATACCTCCGATGATATACCAGGGTTCCCGGGTATAGGCCCAGTAAAGGCAAGAAAAATCCTTGATGAGGGTAGAATTGAGAAGTTTATTGCCCAGAGTAAGAATAAAGAATATCTTCAAATATGGAAAAGGAATGAACAGTTAATCGACCTTTTTTGGTTTGTAAGACATAATCCATTGGATAAGTTACCAATTAAGTCAAAGAAGAAGTTTAAGTATGAGAAATTCAAAGAACTTTGTATCGAATACTCTTTAGCATCATTTTTGACAAATGAATTTATAAAACCATTTAAAGCATTACATCATGAGTAAGAGAATTATGTTTGTAGGTCCCTCTGGTATAGGGAAGACTACTTTAGCACAAGCTGTAGCTAAGAAATATGATATACCCTTCATATCCGGCAGTATGTCAGATTTATTGCCAGCTACTAAAGGTATATCACATAATGAGTTGTTATCACTTGGTTCCGAAGCAATGTATAAATCCGATTTTCAATTGTTAAACATGAGAAACAAGCTATTCAAAGATAAAGAGAACTTTGTAACTGATAGAAGTTATGCAGATTTAGCGGCTTATTTCTGGTATAAACAATCAAGAAATATACCCGAATGTGAAATGGAGCATTTCTTTTGTCAATGCCAGGAACTGATGGAAAACCAATGCGATTTAGCAATATTTCTACCCTTAAATTTGTCTAACTACAAGGATTGGCCAATGGAGGATAATAAGAAGAGAATTATGAACAGATTCTTTCAAGTTCAAATATCTTCCATCATGAGTGAGTTACTTGCAAATTGGGAAATACCAACAGTATGCGTAGAGAACCTTGATTTTTGTACTAGACTAAACCAGATATGGTATCATATTGATAGGATATGGGAAAAGAAGTAATAGCAATAGCCTTCTCGGATTTACATATAAACCTATGGGCTAAGTTTAATGAGAACAATCACAGGACCCTGAATAGTTTCAGGATTTTGTCGATTATACGGAAATTATGTAGAAGGTTTAACTGTCCTGCATTATTTTGTGGAGACTTATTTCATAAGGCCGAAACAATGGATCAAGAATTAGCAGAGATATGTTATAATGAACTAATCGAAGGATTTTGGATATATGCCATATCTGGAAATCATGATATTAAGAAAATAAGTAAGGTTGGTACTAAACCCTTTAGCTGGCTTTATCAAGTAGAGAAGTATGGTATCATGATATTAGATTATGAAAAAACCCAACTATCTTCTACACATAAAGATATTATGGTATATGGGGTTCCTTATATTGATAATAACGTGGGTCTAAGTGAATACTTAAAGAAGTTAGAATTAGATAAAAGTAAAAAGAATATTCTTTTACTACACACCGATTATCCTGGTGCAAAAGATACAGATGGTAGGGAAATAGATTCCGTAGAAAACTTAAATGTGAATGTTCTCAATAAATTCGATTTAGTATTATGTGGGCATATACACAAACCCCAGAGATTATCAAAGAAGGTTTATATGATTGGGGCACCTAACCATCAAAGAAGAACTGATAGGGACTGTGAATTGGGGTATTGGAAAATCTACGAAGATTTGTCTCTGAAGTTTGTACCTTTGAAAAATTTCCCAAAGTTCATCGATGTAGAAAGGGAAGAGGATATTAAGGATGATGGCAATTATTATACGGTAATCTCTCAAAAAGCTAGTACTCCAGTTAATAACAAACATAAGATTACTAAGCAACTTTCTAAGAAGTCTCTAGCAAAGAGATACCTAAGAGAGAAAGGTATTAAAGATGAGGTTAAAACTAATCTATTAATTGAAACACTTAAAAAGGCTGAGTCATGTTAACGTTCTTAAGCTTAGAGGCAGAAGGATTTTGTTCAATAGAATCCTTACACCTACAATTAAACCCGACTTGTACCATACTTATCAAGGCACCAAATGGGAAAGGTAAAGCACAACCTTTAGAAGAACCCGTTTTAACCGCTAATGGTTGGAAAAAGATGGGGGAATTAACTCTTAATGATAAAGTAATTAACCCAGTTACAGGTAAACCTATCAAGCTATTGGGTATTTATGATAGAGGTCTATTAGATACTTACAAAATAACCTTTTCTGATGGCTCATGTACTGAATGTGCTGGAGACCATTTATGGTCAGTATTCAAATCGGGTAAAGCTAAAGATAGACTAAGAACCTTAGATACCGAGACTTTACTAAAGGATTATAAGGTTGAGAATAAAACTGCTTCTGGTACTTTCAAGTATAGGTACTCAACCCCATTAACCGTACCAATTGAGGGTAATTATACTAAATTACCAATACACCCCTACGTATTAGGGTTTATATTAGGCGATGGTTGTATTTCCGGTAATAGGCCTACAGTTAGAGTATCTACCAATAGAGAGGATTGGCCAGAGATAGTTGATAGATTAAGGTCATATTTGCCAGACCCAAACCTGGTTCATGAAGGTACAGAGGTAAGAGGGGCTAAACATTTTAGGATTCATGGTTTAGGTAAAGAACTCAAGGATTTAGGATTAATTGGTTGTAAGTCTAAAGATAAGTTTATACCAGAGTTATATTTGAAATCATCAATCGAGAATCGTAGATTATTATTAGCTGGTTTATTAGATACTGATGGATGTGTTGGTTCCAAAAAGAAAATCTCAAAGGTTTCTACGTATTCATCTAAGAGTGAGCACTTAAGAGATGGTATTAGCTATTTGGTAAGATCCCTTGGAGGCCTATCTACTAAAAATGAAAGTACCCGGTTTAAGTATGGTAGGTATACTACTTCATATGTGTGTTCAATACGACTAACCTTTAACCCTTTTCTAAGGAAATATAAAACTAAATCCTATGGTGAGTTTACCAGGAGAAATAGAATGGTAAATACCATAAGAAATATTGAATATATAGGGAAAAAGGTATGTAGGTGCATTAAAGTAGATTCTTCAGAAGGCCTATATATTACCAGAGATTTTATAGTTACCCATAATTCAACTATCCTTTCATCTTTGGTATGGGCAATATATGGGAAAAACCTAAAGGGTGTTTCTGAGGTAAATACTTGGAAGAAAGTAAGGTCTAAAGATTACAAGGGTACTAAGGTACAAGTATATTTTCAGAAAGATTCTCATACATATAAGATAGTTAGATGTCAAAAGTATGATGAAGTACTTGAGGATGGTGCTAAAGGCAAAGACAGACTTATCTTCATGAAAGATGGAGATATAGTCGATATAAAAGGGAAGGGGAAGATACAGGATTTTATAAACAGAGAGATAGGTTTATCATATACTCTGTTTATGAACTCAATCATGTTTGGTCAGGGTATAAAGAGACTTATACAAGAATCTAATTCGGATAAGAAAAAGATATTCGAAGAAGTATTTGATTTAGAGTTCTTAAACCTTGCTAAAGGCATTGCATTACAAGATAAAAATAACTTGATATCTCAAATAAATGAGGTAGAGCATGAGTCTCAAATGCTTAAGAAAGAATTAGAGGCTAACAAGGAAGCTTACTTCGATATGAGAGATAGAGAAAAATCCTTCAAGCAAAAAATCAAAGAAGAAAGAAGAGAGTTAAAGCAAGATAGAGAAAAGCTAACTAAGCTACTAATTGAAAAACAAAAACAAATCAAGGATGAAGTAGATGCTTCGCTTCAGATAAAGATTAAAAAACAAAATGAACTAATCCTTGATTTGAGGGGTAAGATAAAAGATGCCAAGAATTTATCAAATGTACCTCTTAAGAAAGTAATTAAAGAATTAGTAATACAGTTAGAAGAAGGTCACTACAAACGTGCATTACGTGATGCCAAATCAATATATAAAGCGTTCTCTGACCTTGACAAATATGATAAAGAGTATCAAGAGGCTTTAGAGAGGTTGGAAGAACTTAGTAGTGTAAATGATAGGTATAAGAAATTAAAATCAGACTGTGATGATATTGCTTCTGATATTGCTTCTATTGACGAAGACCTGGCTAAGCTCAAGCAAGAAAAGCTTAAGGTCATGTCTCCAAAGTATAAACAAAAACTTAAGGAGATTAGGAAGAATTTACGGAAGGTTGATGAAGACTTTCACAATAAAGAGTTAGAGTTAGAGAATTATAACTGGTTAATTAATGACCCATTGGGTAATAATGGGATTAAGGCTTATCTATTTGATTCATCCCTTGAGTTCTTAAATAAATGCCTCGATAAGTATTCAGAGGTATTGGGATTTAGGATCGAATTTAATATTGATTTGGGTACTGCTAGAAAAGAATTTGTTACTCTTATTGAAAGAGATGGGATGATTATAGATTACGATGAACTATCAGGTGGCGAGAAACAATTGGTCTGTGTAGCAATGGCTTTTGCAATGAATGAGGCTTTAACTGCCTCTAAGGGTATTAACTTAGCATTCCTTGATGAGGTATTTGAATCACTAAGTTCAGATAACATAGAAATAGTTACTTCCTTAATACGTTACATATTCAAAGAGAAAACTTTATTCTTGATAACCCACTTAGATTCTCTTCCTCTAGGTAATACTAAAATTTTGCAAGTGGAAAAGACCCAAGGCCTGAGTAGATACCAATTACTATAATGTTATAATTAAGTTATAACAAGACAATTATGGCAAATAGTAAACGCAAAGGTAATAAATTTGAATTGAAAGTTTCCAAATGGTTTACCAAATGGACTTCTTATAAATTCGGGAGAACTCCATACTCTGGGGCAAATCATCAGAGTAGGGATTTAGCTTCTGATATCATGTGTCAGGATGAGAGACATGCTCATAGATGTAAAATATCGGTTGAGTGTAAAAACTATAAAGAGATTAAGTTTGAACATCTACTCTTAGGTAATAAGGGATGCGATATATTGAAATTTTGGGAACAAGCTTCTAAGGATGCAAAAAGAGCAAATAAAGTTCCTATACTCTGTATGAGATATAATTCAATGCCCTCAGAAGAATTTTTCTTTGTAGTTGGAAAGGCTTTATCTTCCGTATTCTATAAACCCCTATTCGATAAAGCCAATATTATGGTAATTGATGTACCAAAGATAGATGAGATTCTTTATGTATTCATGGCTAGTGACATATTGAAGAATGTAAACTATAAGTTAGTACATAAACAAGCTAAGTTAATTCTTAAAAACCGGTAACCTATGAAGAAACGTACCCCATATTCATATTGCATATTCTATATCGAGAGAAAGTACTGTGACAGAATCAATAAGGAACTTAAGGAAAAGGGGTATGACCAAATCAAGGCAATTATCCCTACAGTAAACGTATTAAGGAAAACGGTAAAAGGTAAGATGGTATTCGAAGAGGTACCAGTGTTATTCAATTATGGCTTTATGAAGATGCCAACAGAATTAGCATTCTCAAGGCCATTCCTTAATAAATTACGTAGGAATATATCAGGAATCAGGACTTGGTTAAGGAATACCGAGACAATGCACCAAAGAAGGAAAAAGGCTAGAATTGATAATGCCGAAGATTTTGACGATTTTTCTTTAGTAGCTACTTGCAGTAGAAAAGAAGTAAGGCGGTTTAAGAGGTTAGCTAAAGAGAACAAAAGATTTTCAGTTGACGATTTAGTTAAGGTGAATCCTGGAGATTACTTAGTACTACGTGGATATCCCTATGAAGGAGTAGATGCCACAGTATTAGAAGTTGACCATCTTTGTAAAAGGGTAAAAGTACTGATATATCCAGAAATGGGAAGAATGGAAGTATGGCTACCCTTTGACAATGTTATCTACAGTGTTTATTTAAACCATGACCCAGATAGGCTTTATGCTAATCAGGGAGAATATGACCCTAATCAGATTACCAATGAAGCAATTGATAGTATAATGAATTTTAGAAGAAGTTAATATGATGAACGAGGCTCAACAAAAGGCATGGAGTTGTTTAATAGACAAAGAACAACAATCCTTATTCCTTCAACTATCAGAAAATAAATCTTCATGGGAAGCTGGTGAAATTTTAAAGTTATCTCATTACAAGTATCTTGAAATCCGGGAACGGTCTGAGAAATTCTTTAGGCTATTCTCGGATTTTTTTGAGAAACACACTTCTATCTTTCGACCAGATTGCCCATGTGAGAGAAACTTCCAAGATTATATGGAGGGATGTTTAGAGAAACGATTAAAGAGAAAAGAAGCTAGTGTATTTACTGGTGATTCTACTCAATTACTCCCAAAGGTGAACTCTAAGAATATAGGGAGGAACCTGAAACGATTAAAAGAATCGGGAGATGAATGGGATATGGACACTCTAAGATTAATTCTTGAATTTGATAGGTGGAATAACTTTAGAATACTTCCAAGGATGCTACAACAGCCATCTGCATTTAAAAGGAGGTCGAATAAGAAGGATAAGATATATATCAAGTATCTTCTTAATAGAGTACCGGATTGGATGCACACTAAACTCAAGGAAAGGTTTAGGTATAAAGTAAAACCAGGAAAGAAAAAGTATTGGGTAGCTTTAATATCTGAGGACCTATATACCGATGGTTATCTATTGTTACCAGTAAGACCTTTGGATGAAGTAGTAGATGAATTTAGTAGATTCTACATGTATGTATTTAAAACTAAAGATGATGCTGATACCTTTGGTTTTATGGTATCTAAGTTCATGATTAAAACCGAATCTGTTAAGCTTGGACAAAAATTCTGGCCAGAGTACCGTTGCTGTGTGGAAAAAGCAGTAAACTATAATCAAGTGAACAACATAGAATTCAATATTAAGAAATTGGATATGGCTTATAACACACATATCAAGAGAAAGCATAAAAAACCTAAATCCACTGCTGCGAACCGAGCAAAAACCTCGGATTTTTATAAAAATAAATAGAGAAATAAGATAAGATTAAATTATTTATTCTTATATTTGCAAAGAAAATAAATGAATATTTAAAAATATTGATGATATGGCAAAAAAGAGTAGAAAAGACATGAAAGCCCCATCCAAGGAGAAATCAAATTTCCTTGGTGCTTCTGGGAGAAACATGACTTATAAGGATTTAAAGAGAAAGGCTATCATATTAGGGATGCCTTTCCCTGATGCTTGTTCTGCTGGGGTATTTGACTTATTACATTATATCAATGTATCAGAAGAAAAGCCCGATAAATCGTTAATTGATAAATATGACGATTGGATGGATAAGCAATTAGAAAATATTGGGTATTCGAAAGATGACCCATTAAGAAATTCTCGATTAAGGCTTGGGTTTCTCGGAGAAGAAGGGGAAAATGGGCAAAGAAGAACCAAACGAGTTCCTGGGATAAAGAAACCTCGAGAAAAGAAACCACCAAGAGAGAGGGATGAATTTAATCTTATCAAGGGTACAAAGAAATCTTATGTATTCGAATTAACTGCAAAAGGTTTTGAACTTGATAGAGTTATTCGGAGAATGAAAAAGAAATTCCCCGAAGCAAATGAGAAATCTATCAATCTTTGGTATAGAATGGCAAAGAGGAATATAAATGGTAAAACTAAAGGAAAGTAACAACGGACCCATACGACCAGATAGGTATTATATATGGACTTGGAGACCAGATACCACCAATAAGATTGTTACTGAAAAGAAATTATATAGGAAACATCTAACCGGTATACCATACTTTACTAGACACCAAGTAAAGGTTACCTTAGTTTATCTTTATGGTGTAGATGTTCTTCAATATATCCATATAATATCTGGGAGGAAACTTATAAAACAAGGCATTAGAGAATTATCCGATATGAATGGTAAACTTCTTAAAAAGGGTAGTACTAAATTCTGGTTTAAGGGTAAATTCGTAAAAGCAAGGAAGTTCATAATGCCCTATGAATATCACATAGATAAACACCGACGAAGAAGATTTATGGTACAAATGCACCGAGTCTTTAAGTCTAAAGGAAAAAAGGAATTCAATGAAAGGTACTCAATCAAACTCTATGGACAACGGCAAGGCATATCTCCCAAGTATACAAGGCAAAAGAGATTACAAATCAATCTTGCTATCCTACAGGATTTACAACAGGCTGAGTCAAGAGGAGAAAAATAAATTCAATCTGTTATTCCTGCAGTATCCTCCATTGGTAAGTTCATTGGCTTTATATTTAAGAAAGAAGATGAACATCCCAATACAAAAGGTACTATTTATCAAAGCACAAAGGGATATGCTTGAAATATTCGATGAGGCATCACTTAAATTTTTAGGGTATTTGCCTAAAGAAAGGTTTATTAAGAAGTCTCTATTATTTCAAGGGTTTGTTCCATTAGAGAGTATTAAACTTAGAAGGTCTTATGCTTATATAATGACAAATAGGATGATAGAAAATAAAATATGGGTCTACCCAATTCGATTATCCGATAACTATAAAACAATGATAAAAGGGAAATACAAATCCTATACCGAAGTATTTGGGAAGGTGGGTATTCCTGGGATAACTAAAATTAAATATAGCAATGAATAATAATGAAGGTTTTAAAATCACAGCACATCAACCAGCAAACCCATTTGCAGGTAAGAAGTTTAAGATAGTCACTTATCAAGGTGACAAGGAACTTGCCTCTCAGGCAATAACCATTGAATCTCAATTAGAATTAAAGACAACTCTAGATGAGATAAAACAATTCAATATTGCTCAGGAGGAATTAGTAAAATCTGGGTATACTCAGAAATCCATACTGGTAAAGAAACTTATAACAGAGTGATATAAATAAATTATTAACCAACTTAAACATTACGAAAATGGCTAAGAAGAGAAAAGAAATTTCCAGAACAGAAATCAATGGTGCAATCATCATTAAGTACGAAGACGGCTCAGTAAAGATTATCCCTGCTCCTATCATGCTTTCTGCCGAAGAAGCCGAAGACCTTTTCGGTTCTGAATCCGATGACGAGGAAGAAGAAGAAGAGGAAGAATCAGACGATGATGATGATGATGATGATTCCGAAGAGGAAGAAGAAGAAGAGGAATCGGATGATGACGATGAGGAAGGTGATGATGATGATGATGATGATGATTCCGAAGAGGAAGAAGAAGAGGAAGAACTGACCGGTGAAGAACTTGCCGAAATGGACTTCGAAGAACTTGAGGATGTCTGCGACGACAAAGATCTTGAAACTGACCCAGACGATTACGATGAAGACGACGTCGAAAAACTCCGTAAAGCAATTGCCAAAGAACTCGGTCTCAAATTGCCGGCAAAGAAAGAAGCCAAAGATAAGGGCAAGAAAGGGAAAAAGTAATCTGGTAACTGTATTCAAGATTTAAAAGAAGGTAGGGAAATTTCCCTACCTTTACTATCAATTATTAATAAACGTAGAAGTTTACTTATAATAACCATTAACTTATAAAACATTAAAAATTATGGCAACAAAGAAATCAGACTCCAAGAAGAAAGGAGATAAGGAAAAAGACCCCGAAAAAGAAGCTAAACGTAAAGCTCGTCAAGAGGCACTCAAGAATCGGCCGGCTGAACAACGCCCTAACAGCAAGCAAATCGACGTTATTGCCATTAACGACAAATCCAAGGTAATGAACTTTGGTTATGCCGTTAAGAACAAGGAAGGCTATCAGGGTGTAGTGGTTACTTCTGTATTGGTTACGGATGGCAAACCGGTATCAACTTCAGTTTCATTCGTTCCAGGAACTCTTACCGTTAAGTCTAAGAAAGGACATGGCGTTATTTGTTCTCCGAAAAACAAAAAGGCTAAGGAAGAAGAAGAGGAAGAATCAGAAGATTAAACTCTAACTTACTAATTACTATCCCATATGTCTGCTATATAAGTTTAGAGTTTAAGTTCATATGAATAACATCTACACTTAGGACGTTGTTCAGCCAAAAGCTCATTGCCTGCGAAGGTAGTGGGCTTTAATTTTTTATACCCATGGAAGAAGAGAAATTAGCAATTCGAAAGAATATTCGAATACTTGCATTGGATAATCTAATAAATACTTATACTGATGTACTAGAAGATAAAGAATTAAACCTGGGACCAGATGAAAGGGAACTTGCCATCAATATAATAAATGAGGCAAGAGAAATGCTATCAGAAGAAACTCAGGAAGTATCTAACCAAGTAATGCAAAGACCCAAATGGAAAAAGACTTAAGATTATTAGTGGGAAACATTAATCAAACTCTCAGAGAATTAGATTATGTTTTGTACCTTAAAAAGATAGCTCTTAGTAAGGGTAAGAAAGGCGAATACCAATCCCATAGGTTGAAGAGTAATTATCTGAAAAGAAAACTCATATCTCTTAAAGGAGCCCTGAATAAAAAACTTCATGGGACTTATATTGTTGCCCAATTTAATTTTATAAGGGGGGAACAGAAAGAAACTTTTGAACAAACTTTTACGGACTTATCTCAGAAAGAGGTAGAAGATATACTTCAACTCGAGGCAGTTTTAAAACAATGCAGTTTAGAAATCCTAGAAATTAAAGAAATCCCAACCCAAATTAGGAAGGTATAACTATGGTATTATGTAAATAGGAAATTCAATTATTCACCTAATATAAATGAAAATGGCTAAGAAAACAGAAAAGAAGAGTAAATCGGAATCCAAGACTCCGGAACTCACAAAGGCTAAGAAAGCTTTGGATGCTTACCTTAAAGAGAACAAGTTGGACCCTACTAAGGATTGGACCAAAGACAAGAAACATGGTAAAAAGGTTACCGAACTTGTAAACAAGCTCAATAAGGAAAGAGACAAAGTTGCTGCTGCCTATCCTGAAGCTGACCAAGAGAACAACAAGAAATTGGTAAAACTCCAGGAAAAAGAGAAGAAGGAAAAAGCTGAGAAGAAGGCTGCCAAAGAGAAAAAGGAAAAGAAAGGAAATGGCGGTAGAACAGCTACCAAATACGATTATCCTCTCATCGATGGCAGAGAAATGACTTCGGCTGAGAAGAAAAAATATCGTATGGAGCAAAGAAAACTTGCTTCAGGTAAGGCTCCCAAGGAGGAAAAGGAAACTAAGAAAAAGAAGGAAGAAAAGGTAAAAGAAAAACCGGCTTCCGATAAGAAAGATAAGAAGGCCAAAGACAAGAAGAAAAAGAAGGCCGCTAAAGAAGAAGATTAATAAGAGCACTTTTTACTTTTACTTATCATATTTTTGAGTATTCGTTAATAATGGTAGAAGGCCTGGCAATATAAAAATTGTTCAGGCCTTTTATTTTCTAATTAAGTCGAAAATGGAACAAGAAGTATATAAACCAAAACTTAGAATCACTACACTATCAGAGAATGGTACTCCCTTATCTGATAGGTTGGTAGATGCCTATACCGAGATGAATTCAGGCCCAAAGGTACAGCATAACGGTCCCATAAGAGTAGAAGTAACTCTTACTAATAAACAAGATATTGATAACTTCAAAGAATACTTAGATAGGTTATCTGGTACATTGCCTGCTAAGGCACCTAATGTTGGCAGAGGAAGACCTGCAGGGTCTACAACTAAGGAATTGGAATCACCAAGGGAGGACATTCTTGCAGATGTAGAGAAAATGATTGAAGAGGGTAAAAGCCAACAAGATATCATTAAATATCTTAGGGGATTGGGATTTGTATTTATCCTTACTGAGGACTTTCTATTTCACTTTCCTGGATTTGAGTTCAATAAAAAGGATGTGGGAGAAGCAACAGACAATAAGCAATATCCAAATTCATTCTCTTGGATGGCAAGATGTATCAAACGAGCTAAGGACCCAAAAGCAGATAAATTTGACCCAATGGTAATCTTTGGTTTTAGCATTCTTGGGGGACCCTCGAAAAAGATTATCCCATATCTCTATAAGGAAAGGAAGAAACCATTAAGGGCCCAAGTTGGTAAAAACGTAATCTCCTTCTCTCAGGCAGAATTCACTAAACTTCCCAAGTATATGAGGGAAGATGAACGTATTAAGTTCTCTACAGAGCAAAGACAATTACTTCTCAATCCAGAAAAGAAGCCTTCTAAATTCTTTATGCGATGGGTAGATGATGCTATCTTCCCCGACTCAATCAAGGAAAAGATAGAGGAAATCAAGAACCGCTAACACTTACCTCCGTATTTATTAAAAGAGTATTTTATATAAAATAATTTTAGTATATTTGCATAAAGAAAATTTAATTATGGACAAGGAAACAAAAGACATCGTAAAGCTCATTGCTAGTATTCAGATTGAATCACTCAACTCAATCAAAGAGGATGTTAAAAATGGGAATGACATTGCCCAAGACTTAATCAAAAAACTCCTTCAGATTGAGGATGACGAAATAATTCGAGCACTAGATGAGCACATTGAATTATACGTAGAAATGGAGAACACCCCTCAACTGATAAATATGCTAAGTGAATACCAAATGCTGGTATGCTCTCACATATTATTCAGAATGGAAGATGAATGGGTACATACTAATTCTCAGGGAGTACTTGGTACCTGGGCAATCTTCCAAAGGGCAAATCTCAAATTCCACCCAGAACTAACACTTTTAAAATTTTAATATATACATGGAAAAGAACGAATACTTAGAATCAGTAGAAATGAACACTGGAGTCGAAATGATTCCTTGCGAATCCTCTAATATTGAGGGCTTTGGTTATGACTCAAAGAAAAAACAACTTTGGGTTGCCTTTAAGGGTAACCGAGTCTATCGCTATGATGGGGTACCTCACGAAATCTGCAATGAACTACATCAGGCAGAATCGAAAGGTAAATACCTGGCAAAGAATATCAAAGACAAATTCAAAACCACAGGTTATGAACTCCAAAACTAAAATAACTAAGGGTTTATTAATTGCCATAGGAGCAATGCTACTTTACTTAGGGAGTAAGAATAATGCCCCCATAGAGGAAGTGAGCATTGCTCCTTCTCGTTTAGAAAGTCCCTTGACCAGGTTACATTATCTTTCAGATAGCCTGGGAATTAAACCAAGGGAAGAGAAAAAGAAGCAATGGTATAAATATAGGGTAGAAATAGAAACGATTCCAGAAAATCAAATCTATAAGATTGAGAAATCTGGATACCAGCAATATGAAGTTTCTAGATTGGGTGAAACTTATTCTTATGTAACCTACGAATTTACCTCAGACAAGGTAATGACTACTCAAGAAGCCTATGACTTCGTAAAGAAATATCCTGAAAGATGTACAAGGGTACCAAATACATCACAAGATAACATTTACGATAAATATAACGAGGATTATGAAGATTACATAAATGACCCAGAGGATGAAATTAACTATCCTCCAGAAATCTTCGACTTCCTAGCCGATTAACCCGAGCAAATAGAAAATAATTCAAATAAAATTTTTCTATTTAAAATAAAGTTCTTATATTTGTATCAGAAAAAGAAATTAATCATTTTACTAACATTTTAAATATAGACGTTATGAAAAAGAATGAATCAAAGGTTACTAACCTGGTTGCAACTAAGGTTGCCGAACAACTTGAAGGAATTAAAAATTCTAAGACTGCTAAGGCTTCTGCTCCTAAGGCCAAAAAGACTAAAAAGGAATTGGTACAAGATGCTCAAGAAGCTGCCACTAATTTTGCCAATGCTAAATTGGTAGAACTCTCTCCTAAAACCAAAACTTCCAAAAAGGAACAGGTTGTCAAGGAAGTTAAGGAACAACAAAAACCCTCCATCATCGAACAGGTAATTTCTAATCGGGAAGTTAAATACGTATACCCTGCCGATGTAGTTGATACACTTGCTCGGAAGAAATGGAGACAACAAACTCGAAACGAACTCCATCGATTGGAACTTGCAATGGCTCGTATCAAAGATACAAACTCTAAGGAATTCAAGGCTGCGGCTAAATCCTATGAGGACTTTAAAAAGAAGGTCCTCAAACCAGAACAAGTTGCATAACCCTTTATTAACCAGGTGCCCGGGATAATTACCTGGGCATCTCAATTCATACAAAATGGATTACACTATCTTCTCTGATAAAGAGATGCTTAAGCAGGACAAAGAACTTGTCGAATTACATAAACGTTGTTGTAAATCTTGGCTAGTTCAGCATTCACTTAAGCATTCTAAGATAAAGAAGTTCTTCATAGTTTATGATTGGTATATCAATCCACATAACGTAAGGAATTTCTTTTTTAGGCCCATACACATCTTTATTCAAGCATTGCTTTTAGGGCAGCTTGATGATATATCTGATTACATAGACAATAACAAAAATGGAAAACGAAAGAAGAAACGGAATCGAAAGGTATAACGTAATTTACTGCAAAGGTAAATACCAGTACAAATCTAAATATCCTCAAATTGATGCTAAACATAAAATTGTTTATGCTGGCCCAGTCGAACCCATGGCTTCCATTTGGGATAATGCTTCGGATATACTTCGAAAGTCGGATAGGATTTGTACGGAATCTCGGAGAGAATTAAAGAAGTTAGAAGAACGTTCACAGAACAACTTCTACTTCAAAAAGAATGGTATCACTCACATAATCATTTACAAATGTTTGGGACAATAGTAAAAGACCTATATATAGGCAAATCGAAGTTAATAATAAAATGTAACCAAAGGGAGATACCGCAAACTACTCTGGTTCAAGACATATTACAGAATACTGGATTTACGGGTAATATGCCCGACTACGGTACCTATGGTAATTTCAAGGATGGGAAATTTGAGATTACTCCAATGATGCCTAAGCATTGCTTATTTATTACTGGGGTACCCAAAGGGGCAATCCTTGATAATTTCCGAGTTAGAAGAACATATTGGTCCTCTTATTATGAGGATGATGTAAGAGGGTACTTATTTCAGATTACGGATGAAAGTATACCTCGTTTAATAATCACAAACTAAATCTATATGGAAGCAATTGACTACGTAAAATTATTTAAGCTCGACCAAGAGAACTATGATTTTAAAAGGGAAGAGTTTATATCCGAATTAGGTAAAGAATTTCTAGATTATTGCCAAACTACCACAATTGGGATAGATAAAAAGACTGGCAATATATACTACTACCGATTTAGGGAAATAGTTAAGAATTTCGAAACTAAATTCTGGGCAATCTCAGAACTTAAAATAGGAGAACCATTAACCCAGAAATTATGGAATGCCTTTTTCGCTACTCAGGTAGTTCCTTTAAGGCAAAGGTTATTCCCAAAGGTTCAGAAATTAATCGAAGAGCAAAAGGGGATAACCCATAACCGTTGTAAACAAGACAAAAAACCTACGAACCCTAAAAAGGCAAATTATGATAAGGGAAATCACAGACCTGCATGGGAATAAATTTAAGGTAGGGGATTATAAACTTTGCCTTAAAATCCCCATAACGGGAAAAGGTAATTTGATATTCACCAGGGACTTAATCTCTGGTGAACCTTTTAATTTATCAGTGAATAAGAAAAAGTATAGGGGCTATTTTTATAACCTATCCTTGAATTTGTATGTAAGATACGATTTAGAGTATATGGGTTATGATGAAAGTTCCGATATCAGAAAATCTCATTTGTATGTCAGAAAAGGAAAATAAAATGGTAAGATTCCCAAGACCTATGGGGACTACTGCAATGGCATTAGAATATCAGAAGAACCCAAATGATGAACTTCTGATAAAGATACATAATTATATCATCAATCAATGGCTAATGGGAAATGGTGTATTATGTGGTATCACATACGACATAAATACATTCTCATATCGTATGGGTATAGATATTAACTACATACGAGTATTTATGAGAGATAGGCTATTAAGCTCTAGAATATGGGATAAGGATAAAGCAGAAGATTTATTGCAAGCATTAATGGGAGAACAACTAGCATGGGCATTAGAAGACCGTATGGAAATAGCTCATCAGGTTAATATCCTAAGAGAATCTCAGGGAGGGAAATATGTACCGTTTATATCTGCCGAGCTGGGAAAGGCCCTTAAATTAAAGCTTGAATCCTCTACATCTCTGCAATCAATAGTACGTAATCTTACTGGAGGAAGTACTACAAATATCTTTGCCCAATTTAATCAACAGAACAACGTAACACAGCAAAATGCAATCACCATTGAAGAGGCACGTCAAATCGTATTGGAATCACAAAGGGTATTAGATAAACCAGAAGAGGCTAAACTATTGGAGGATAGGTATGACATTAAGTCTCTACCTGAAGTAGTTGCTACTAAACAAGAAGGAGTAGATACAAGTAAAGAGGGTCTTAACCTTAATAAAGCAGAGTTAATGCAAATTACTGATGATTATAAGGGAGCTATGTCTTCATTCTCTAAAGAACATCATGAACTACGTAGAGAAATCGAAATGCGTATAGACCCAGACGAAGAAGACCCAGAGTTATACCAATATGAAGACTTTGAGGAAGAAGAGAAAGAGGACGGATCATTTGCATCTCAATTCCTCCGAAATAGTAAGCTTCCATAGTTATATCCGGATATTGCATATTTAAAAAGAAAGAATTATATTTGCATATCAATTTTAAAATAGACAAAAATATGGAACTACCAAAGACATCTTACAAAGAGACTCAGGTTAACAAGGTTAATCAGGGTACATACTTTAAATTAAAACCAACTGATACTGCTCCAGTATGGGTAAGAGATCATTATGATAAATCATCTAAGACTTATGCTTGCCATAAGTATGATGACTCAAATCACGAAAAATTTCTCAAGGGAAAAAGGAAAATATACATTGACTTTACATTTTAATCACATGAACTTATTTAGACGAAAGAGATGCTGTAGTGAACTCATTGCTATTAAAAATGGCAACTTAGTATTCAAATTGAGTAATACTCATATCAATGCTGCTTATAATACTTTACAGGCAATAATGAGGAAATCTGGTATATTCGATGAGAATCTATATTTCGATGTCTATCAGGAATATCGGAAACATTATGCTATATACGACGTAGTACCATCGTTGCTAAGGTATAAGATACCCTTGATATTTTCAGGTAGATACCCAAAGAAACTATTCGATAATCAGTTTACTTTTGAGGAATTAATACCGAATAATTTGGTATATCATAGTTTACCCGAAAATTTTAGATTACCAGAAAGCTTAGAGAAAATTCTTTTAGAAGTAAGAAAAAGGGTATCTGCTTATATAGACCAAGAAGATATATCAGACCAGGGTTATAGGGATTTGGTTCGAATGAATTTCGTAAAACAATGGGATGTATTTAGAAAGGACCCATCTCTTATAGATTGCTATATGGATGCTCAATTGGGCATGCTATATATGTGGGCTAGAGTAGAAAATAAAACAATAGTAAAGAACATAATCGAAAGAACTCAAGATGAACTAGCTCAAGAGTTCTTATCTAAAAATGACGAATATGGAAAATAAAGAAAAGTTTGCCTTCAGAAATGTAAACATGTCTCAAGGTGTAGAGGTAGAATTTATTAAATTGCTTACCTCATTAGAGACTAAAAGTGATGAAGATATTATTAAAGCTTTTAAAGCTCAATTATCTTCTGGAGTATTAACTTGTCATGCAGAAATGTTATCTAGAACACCAAATCAGATAATATTTCAAACATCTCAATTCAGTAAACCCTATAACTTTTACAAAAACTGGGAACTATGGGTATTCTCTAATATCCTGGGTGTATGGACTCTAAATAGGTTTAGGATATGATTACAATGAAAAACCTCCAAGTAGAGGATATAAAAGATGAATGGTTATATAATGCCTTAACACAGGGCATCAAGGAATGTATAACTGCCCCAGTCCTAACTTTGGACCCAACAAAACCAGAACCCATTAAGAGGGCAGAAATGATATTAGAGAATTTCTCTCAGGAGGATTCTCCAGTAGTAGCTACTGTAATTGCTCCAGGCAATTTCATACAGATGATATTACCGAAACATGAGATACTTCTATCGGTAATGTTTATCTATAAAGAGAGAAATACCTATGTACAACTCATAATACAAAAACTTGCTTATGAACGAGAAAAGACTACCACCAAGACTAATGGTTCTGTTAGTAGTACTGAAGGGTGAAAAGGTATATAAAATACCTCTCGAATCAGGAATAAAATTAGACCACCTAAAGGATTTCAATACATTGAGGAGAATCCTTACACCTTTAGTACAACTATACCATGGGGTAGGTTTTGATACTAGACTTACTCACGATGAATTCAGTATCTTCATTAATGACCTACAACATTTGGGATATGAACGGTTAGATGAATATTCCTCGGGTATACAAGAATTAGTAGAAGCAAAACCCATTACTGAGAATGACCAAGATGTTGAGAAAATACGAAAAGGGTTACTTATCTCTCTTAAATCTCAGGAGTTATCAGAGATATTAGCTACTAAACTAAAGCAAGCCATACATGAAGTATTTGAAAACGAGAAGAAGAAAGGTGGACTAATGAACAAGGAACCCTCTTTAGAACCTATGGAGAGTTCAATTATAAGAGAGGCTCTATATTTGCTAACTCCCCAATTACCTTAATAATTGAAAGGCAGTCTAATCCACTGCCTTTCATAGCGTGTACACATCCTCAGCCTCCCTAAAAATAAATTAGATATATTTTTCTATAAAAATAAAAATGCTTATATTTGCATATCAATTTTAAAATAGACAAAAATATGAAAACGAACTCAGTAACTTACAATCAGGCAGACGAACTAACTAAGGTAGTTCGCAATTTCTTAGAAAAGAAATCTACATTTGAACTTGACTCTGATGAACAGGGTAATCTTCTTAATTTCCTAATGGGACTCTTAATCAAACTAGAGGATGATTACAAACTCAATTGCTTGGATATTAATCAGGTACAAATCTATGATACTACCTATTATTCTTTCATTTTCGAATCAATAATAACTGCCGATACTAATCCCTATAAGGGGCAATTAGCATCTGCTGCAGTTCAATTCATGAATGAATTTACCGATAACGATGGGAGGTTCATATCATTCAATCAACTCGATAGAAACAACTGGATTTTCCAACTTAATTTCTCAATCTCATGACAAAGTATAACGTTAGTCCATTAGTTGCTCGGGAGATAGAATTCTACACGGGCACTATCTTTGGTGGTAGTTGGTGCCGATACTTTATTTCAATCACCCTACATCAATGCTATATAGAAGCAACATGGAAAACCCGTCCTAAAAATGATTTAGACGGGAACAAAGAAATCTTTAACTCTTTACAGGAGTATCTAGATTGGTTTGCTAATCTTAAGAAAACTTACGGAAGGAGAATATCCCGTAAACAAATGGTATATGCTGCATACGATGAAACAACACGTACCTTCAGTTACAAATCCTACGAGAATTGGGCTACAAGACGTTCTAAAGAGAAATTAAATAAGCCCAAGGAACCATTATTGGCCGATGAATTATACTAATCCCCCAATCAGTTAATATACCTCAGGGAGTTCAGAAACACTAACATCTGGGCTCCCTTAATTATTGCATATTTAAAATATTATTTCTATATTTGCATAAGAGAAAAATAAATATAATTATTAACCGACCTTGAACGGGGTCACAAAACTTATTTCTTATGACAACTATTAACGAAATCTCAAATCACATTATGGGTTACTTTGATGGAACTCTTGATGCTTTTGGTTACACTGCTCAATCAGTTAACGAAATCTCAAATCCGGATGAATCATACATGGGAACTCTCAATCTCCAATTCCGGGAGTATCCTATAGACGATGACGAAAAGGTAGAAACCTACTGCAGAGAATCCGATGCTTTTGAACAATACGTGATAGAATTCATTAATTCTCATTGGGATGAACATCACCCATTAAAAGAACTTAACCCTAATCATCATTACATGTCAAACTCATATGGAGATACTATCCAGGTACATTTCAATGATGAATCCCTTTTCATTATCATTACTATGACAGGGCAATATTAACAAAACCCTCTGGGAGGCACTCAAAACACCTCCCAGAACCTCCCTATTTATAAAAATAAAAGTAGTTATAAAAACAAGTTTAGAAATAATTTTGTATATTTGCAATGAGAAATATTTCTCAAATAATTTTAATATAGACACGTTATGAAAGAATTAAAAAATTTAGAGGCCATCCGGGAACTGCTTGCTTCTCATCCCATTTATACTTATGATTACAGCGATGGTCTTTATATTAACAAGGAAGCTACCAATATCCAGGTTTACTCAATCGACTTAGAGGATGAACCTTTTGCTGCTTATATCTCAGGATATATCATCACATATGCTTCAGAGGAAGTTCTCTTCGAAAATCTCAGGGAAAACATTATTTCTCACATGGACTTAACAAAGGGTGCCGACGACCAATATTATGATTATTCACCCTCACAGGTAGAGGCTATCTTATTCGGAATCCTTCAATTAACCCCAGAACATCAGGATTATATCATAACCGGACTCAAAAAACATCTCCGGGAATTTATCCAAGACGATGAACAAGATGAGGACATGATATCCCAATATACCAGCATTTATAATGCTATCGAAAAATGGGAATCAGACCACAGGGAAACAGAAATCTTCCAACAACTTGCAGTATCAGAATTATTTAACCAACTAAATAAATAATCACTATGGTAAACTTATATAAATTACTCAACGTACTGGAACAGGGCATGTCTCTGTTCCAACTTAATAAATGGAAAACCGAAGGCATCTGGTATCCAATCACCCAATACAAAAAGGAATCAGATGAAATACAGGTAGTAACCAATTTATTTATTGCTGACCAAGAACAGTATCATATCCAACTATCAGGTAATTATCCAGAAGAATCTGAAGACTGGAACAAGTTTCTAGAGGAAAACCAATGGAAAATCTATCCCTTACTTGCAAATATAATGCAAGTCTTCTTGCCCACAGGGAACTACCAATTATTCTATACTCAATATCCACAGGGATTCATATCCATAATCGCTAAGCCCCATGATAAGTAAAGAACTCAAATCACAAATAAATATTCTCAGGGAAACTAACCCAGAATATATTCAGATTCTAAAGGATGCCGTAACGGCATCCTACAAGGCAGAACTTCAGGCAATCAAACCCAGTTCTACCGAAGAAGAGGAACAACTCAATATCGAACTCAAGGACATAGTATTAAAAATACTATTTGGGCCTTTCTATAATTATTTCGTATCAGAATACGTAGTATCAGATACTATATGGGAAGAACAGGATAAACTAATCGAGGACTTATATTATTACTTCAAATCATGACACCATATATTCAACAACAACTTAAAAAGCTATGCGATAATCCAAATTGGTATGACGATATGCTCATCTCATGGGATAAAAACCCAAGAAATCAAAGGGAAGCTATTTATAACTACCTTTCTCATGTACAACTAAATGGGTTACTAGAAAACACTCAGATAGTTTTTACATTCATAGATGGCGACATGAAACCAGCTTTCTATTTCGAAATTCCCAGAGATACCAATCGATATCTTATACTGGGAATCCTCGATGAAGCAGGTTATCCTCATTGCTGCCTATTAGGCCAACCAATGTTTAACCCTCAACTCAATTAACATCATGAAACTAACAATAACAATAAATGGTTACCCAATCGGATGGGAATGGCTAGACAAAGTACCTCTAGAGGACTTTAACTGGCTAATCGAAATATTCTCTACCATGACAGATAATACTGATACTTATGACTTTGTAGGATATACAGATTCAGAAACCTTACCAGGTCATCAGAAGATATGCTCAGTAGACAAGATACCATTAGCTAACTTCCTAAACGAAGACCAAGGCTACGAATCCGGTATATCAATGTACGGTCACTACATTGCATATACACCTCATCACTAATCCCGGTATCCTACACATATAGGATTATACTAAGATACATATAATAATACTAAAAAATTATGAAATCACTAATTCTACTCATCGTAACGATCTGGCTTCTAATCCTAAATGAAGAAGCCTACCTAACAAAGAAATTCATCTACAGAATGAATTTAATCATAATCCTTTTAGTATATGCCTTCATACAGGTATACCTAATCGAATAAATACCCACAAGGTACCTGGAATAAATACCGGGTACCTCCCACACCACCCAACACAAAAACAAAACAAAATCATACTAACGCTAACTAAGGTACATAATATAATACCTATCCCCTCTATAACACCATCTATTAATATAATAATACCTAATACATATATCAAGGTACCCCGCCGGGGGTTTTGGGGATTTAGGCAAACAAGGCTAGGCAAATTTACCTTACTATACAAAGCCACTCAACTCACTATATAGCCACTATACCATATAGCTCTACTACACACTTTAAAGGCAAACTCAAAAAGGCCTATGTGATGACAATTTTTCGTCCCCTAATGGCCCTTAAATCCGATTGCCATGAGTACCCTTTATATGTATTATATAATAGATTGCATTCAAGGTAATTCGAAGGTAGGGGATTATATAATACAGGTATGTTATGTAGCTTCTATGTATGTATGTAATATAGCTTTAGTACATTGTCGATTAATGGCCATCACAATTTACCTTGATTACCTTCACCAAGTTATTATATTAGGTATTATATAATAAGCATTGGGTTGGGGATTTGTGATTAGGCAAATTATTTGTTAGGTTTTAGGGCTAAAGGGTTTATAGGATTTAAGGCCTTCATGGGGCATATTTAGGTAATATTCCTAGTAAGTATGTAATTTATTTGCTTAGTATTTATATTAGCATTAACTTTTGTATTCTAGGACAATTTTGTGATTTAGGGGTACCTTGATTGCCAAGAGCCCTTAGTTATATTATTAGTTATTATATAGGTAAAGGTTACAAGGCAAATTAGGATAATGGCAATCTCCATTCATGGCCTCAAGGATTAAGGCAAATTAACCTAAAGGTACCCCAGCATTATTTGCATATATAATATATTATATGTATATTTGCATCAAAGAAATAAAAGTATTAATCATTTAAAAATATACCGATATGAAATCAAATCCAAACCAAGCATCCTTCAGACAGAAGAATCCTCAGGCAATCATTAATTCATTGCTAGCCTATCTTTGCACTTATGACTCATATTATCCTTGGTATCAGTATATCGCTAATACTTATGATAATTCTATCACTGACTTTCACTACGATGAGACCGATTACTTCGAACACCTAACTAATCTAATCCAAGATTTTAAGGTAACCGAAATTCTGGTATACTATAATACCGACGATGAATTCTTTACCTTCAATTCTCTCGAAGAGGAACCTATGGCTGATACCGATACTGCCGAGGATACCTACAAGGCCTATGGTATTACCTTCTACCTATTCAAGGATTAACACATTAACCCAGGCCTAACTTAGGTACCTGGGTTTTTACTTACGCTAATTTAGTAAGCCATTATAGGCTATCCTAATCTCTATAGGCTTACCATAGTCCCCTAATGGCCTTATTGAATTAGGACCTAATAGGTTATTAGAGGGCAATAATAGGGATATACCTAATCGGCCTTAATTCTTTATCACCTTAGTCGATTAATGGCTTTCAATATACAGGTATATAATACACTCTCAAGAGGACAGGCATAAGCTATATAGGATTATCCATATACATATCATATATGCCCACTACAAGGCGTGCGAAGATTTCCCTTGTGAACCTCCAAAATTAAGTGCAAATATTAAGTCCTTTTTAGGGTGCACAATATTTTTCATTTTATGAATTTTTCACGAAAATAATTTTGAAAATAAAAATATTCATTTTTTCAAAAATTTTTCTTGAAAATGTTTGTAGATTAAAAAATAGTTCTTATCTTTGCAATGTCGAAAAGATAAAGCGATATTTGAATGAATTTTTAATTAAAACTTTTTAAGAAATTATTTCTTTAAAAATTTTGCTAATTAAAAAATAGTTCTTATCTTTGCAATACAGAAATAAAACAAACCTTATTAGATAGTTTAATAAGTCTTGAATATCTATCAAAAAGGTTATAAAATAATAATAATAAAATATTCAAGCGTTTTTATTATGGCAACAAAAGTAAATAAAGTGAGTGCAGAAAAAGCAAGTGCAAACAGCAAAGCAAATAGTTTGATTGCTTTAGATGTTTTAAAGTCTGTAAAAGAAAAAAATCAAGGACTTTTTAAAACAGCTTTAGGAACAAAAACAGAAATTTATAAAAAAGAACTTTTTGAGGGTGCAAACGAAAAGCAAATCAAATCATTACGCAAAAAGTTTAGAAATGTAACTTTCAATTTTCTTTCTACGATTGCAAACAATGCAGATAAAAAACTAATTGACGGCTTTATAGACTTTTATAAACAAGTCTATGTTTTAAATGATTTTTCTTTTTCTTCAATTGCAAGCGAAAACACTAAAGAAGAAAAGAAAGAGATATTAATAAAAGGTCTCGAAATTGTGAAAAAATCAATGAAGTAAAACAAATCAGATAGGGAGTAAAATTTTACTCCCTATCAATAAAAATAAAATTATTATGTTATTAATCTTGTTTGTTATCTTATTAGCTGTTTTTGTTAGTGCTTTATATGTAGTTTATATTCTTTTAAAGCCAAATCATAGAATAATATCTACTATTATTGACGTGCAAACTTTTCAATTAATTAATGTAGAGCAATTTCTATTGATTGAACAAATAAGCAAGAACTATTTAAATGAAGTTGAATATACAATTTATAAAAAATTTTCTTTTAAAACTTTTTTATTATACTTATGTTATTGTTTAAATGAACAATTTAAAGAAAATTTAAATAATCATTTAGTAGATAATTAGAAAAGCAAAGGGACAAATAAAACTTTGTCCCTTACTTTTTATTTTCAAATGTTAAATTTAACGGAACCGTACTCCCCTTTTAGTACCACAACTTTCGAAGCCCTCACATTAAGGGGTACCTTGAAGGCAAATACACATTTTTAGTAGGCCATGATTTTGACACCTCGTATTAAGGGGTACCCAGATATCCCACATGCCAACACAACACACAAAGAAACCAGAGAATAAAACATCCCTGGCTCTCATCCACCTTATCCCTCTGGCAGATTACAATATCAAAGTTCTTTCTATAAACCAAATATAAAGATATGGAAGAAACATTATTCAAACTAGCACGTGCAATTACAGATACAGGTACAGATACTGTATCTTCAGAGGGTGGTACTGTAACCTACCGTATCACTTCCCTCAAAAGGAAACTGGTAAATGGCAAAGTAGCTTCAACCTCTACACCCTCTTGTACTTTGGGCTCAGCCTCCGTAAGTTGGGCTACTTGGGGAGGAGTTACCGTTGGAGATGGTTACTTAAATGTAAAAATTAACTATTCAAAAAATACGGGGTCCTCAAGGTCTACTACTCTGACATTTACCCAAAATGAGTCTAATAACAAAATCAATCTCACGGTAACTCAGGAATCCGGTGTAACCTATAGTGGATACATAAAAATGGTTTCAAACACATTGCCTTTAGGTAGTGATAAATATAATACTGCTCAAATCCTTGTAATGGCCTATTTAAATGGTAGTGATGGGTCTAAAAAGTCAGAAACTCCCCATGTGGGTAGTGCTCCCGATTGGTGCGCAGTATCCGTTGCCCAAGGGGGTACTCTTGAGGACCATTACATGTTAACCCTGACTGCTTTATCGAGTAATCAAACTGGAGCTAACCGTTCAGGGCATATCTTCTTAACCTGTGGGGATGCTAACCTTAGTATACCAGTAACTCAGAAGTCACAAGTGGCTTCAACATTCACTCTCTCTGGATTGCCCACAGGTACAGGCTACTATCTCTTTGGCAAGAGAGCTAGGCCACAGAATACATCATCTTCAGGTCCGGTGTATCTACAGGGTCTCTCAGCAACTGGTACTGCTACTATGGAGATTCCATTCTATGCCAATGACTCAGAACCTGGTTCTCGAATAGAATGTACTACTGGAGATAAAGTAGCTGTATATACTAAATCAGGTGCTACCTGGATATCAGAGGGGTCATTTATAGTACCAAGTGCAGGAGGAACAGTATCAATCTAAAAACATTATACATTATGGAAAATAAAGTTCTTAAATTAGGGGGGGGGGAGAGATCTACCCAAGATGTATATGCAGAAATAAAACAGGGAAGCTCTGAGAGATGGACAATACAATCTCAAAAGCGTAAGTATGTAAATGGCAAATTGTCCGGGGTTATTGAAGTTGGTTATTCTGCTAGCATCAATACCCCGGACTATATTCTGGAGGAAGACAAAAGTAGCAATGGTATTCAGATTACTGCACGAAATGACGGTACTTCTGGGCTTTGTATATTTACACAAAATGAATCTGGTAATAAAATAAATCTACACCTTACTACTACTCCCGAAGAAAAAGAATATTGGGAAATACGTTTTAATCCTATAGCCATCAATGGAGTTTTTAAGGTTACTACCAATATTAGTGGCGAAGATGGACCTATGGATGATAGTACACTACATAGGAATTGGATAGTAAATCAAAATAGATATGCTATTAATGTCTATATTGCTAGCCTGTACCCGGGAAATATCGAAATGTTGTCTTGGTCCTGCCTCGATAAGAATGGTAATGCTTTTAGTCCTAACTACAATTTACCAAGTAATTCATACTTTACAATAAAAACAACTGGATTGGGTTCCTATACTCTTACAAAAGTTTCAACTCCCTCTGCTAGCAGTGATACTCCTATACTCTCCAGTAGGTTTAACCCCACTAAAAAATATCCATTAGATTTGGATTTTTATTGGGTAGCTCCAATTTAATACCTGTATTAAGATAATATCCCAATTATAAAAGCAATTACCCAGAATATAAGAGCCAGTGTATATGCAACAGAATATCTATGCCATGGATACCAGCAAGTAATATAAGAATCTACTTTTAGTATTTCTGGATGTTCTTCTTCGTATTTTTTATCTTCTTCTCTAGAATCATACTTATATAATATGAAGAAAGGTAAGAATACGAAGAAGATTATTAATGTAATTGGGAATAAGAGTAGGAGAAGTATCTCCCACCCTTGCATTGATGTCCCAGCATAATCACCGTCTCTATCAAAAAAGAATCTCATAGTAATTTGTATTTTATGTATCTGATTAATAGATAAATTGGAAATAGAGGTAATACTATCCATACCGAGATGAATAAAACGAGAGAGTGTATTTTGTGAGTATAGGGTAAATAATCCAAGCAAGCCCTTACAAAAAATACCGTGAATGGCAAACATACCAAGTAAATTATAGCTAATACCGTAGTCATTGTTCTCTGAAGTATTTGTTAATAATCTTGGTAAGCTTCTTATCAAATTCAATCATCATATCGAAAGCTTTCGAATCTTTCATGTTCTTTATCTCCTTGTCAAGGAATTCTATATTTCTCTTAATTGAGAAATAAGCCTTGTATGCAAGGAATGCCTTCTCATTCTCTTCCGTAATAGGAAGAACTTCTCCCTTTTGCCCATCCAATCTTGGATATGTATCATCAGGACCCAAGGTTCTTGCAACTTTTACCCGGTTACTGAGCATTGCAAATCCACCCTTCTTATCAATGGACTCTACTGTTACCTTCTCTGTGATGGGTCTTCCTGATAATACGAAGATAACCTCATCCCCCTCTTTGAGCTTTTTGATTTCTTTCTTTTCTTTTTTCATATCTTTATTTATTAAGAATTTTTCTTTATGCAAATATACGAAATTATTTCTTATTTATTGCATTATCTATTTTATTTTTAATAAATTCATAGGCATTGCCCCGGTAATCCTCTAGCATTTTGTATTCCTGTGGAGATAGAATTACTCCGTTTACTTTAAAAGCATCTCTTAGATGCTCCGGTATAGTGCCCTGGTGAGCGATGTTATTATAACGGATAATGAAAAGTTTCTCTTTATCTTCATCTATAACACCAAGTGTGTTGACTGGTTGGAGTTTAGTTTGGTAAATTCCCCCGAAAGCCGAAGGAACCATTAGAATACTTCCCGGTATTCTAGTTATCCAATGGGAATAATCGGGAGTAATTACGGCAATTTTCTTCTCTTTTTCAAGTTCTTTATCATAAGCTAATCGATTAAACCAAAAAGCACATTGAAAACAAACTTGTTTTCTTGCCATAAGTTGGGGAATCTCTCTAGTTTCATCGAATTCCTCTAAATTAATTGGTTTGCCACATATCTGGCATTCATTTTTCTTGCCCATATTGCATTATTTTATAAGTTATATATGATAATAGAACCTCGAAACATCCTAAAAATGGGTTATAAGCAATACTTTTGTTACTAAAATTGGACCATTAAAACTGATAAGTTATGGATAAACTAACAAATGAAATGATTAAAGACCTTGCTATTCGCTTAGGTCTAGAACCTGCTCTATTGAAAGCTGTTCAATTGGTAGAAGCCGCAGGTAGAGATGGGTTTTTAGCTGATGGTAGACCTCAAATTCTCTTCGAGGGTCACATTATGTACAAAGAAGTACATAAGAAATTCCCTGACAGAGATTTAGCTTACCTTTGTAAGAGATATTCTACGATTTTCTTCCCTAAATGGGATAAATCGAAGTATTTGGGAGGTGTACACGAGTATAAGAGACTCGAATTAGCCAAAGAAATTGACGAAGAATGTGCATTGAAGTCTGCAAGTTGGGGAATGTTCCAGATTTGTGGGTTCAATCACAACCTCTGTGAATGTAAAGATGTCTTCGAATTCGTTCATAAGATGTCGGAATCTCATGCAAATCAACTAGAACTCATGTATTATTTCATGAAAAACTCTGGTTGTTTGAGTAATCTCAAAGAAAAGGACTGGGCTGGCTTTGCCAGAAAATACAATGGTCCTGGGTATGCCCAGAATGCCTACGACCAGAAGTTAAGAAATGCTTACGAAAATTTCAAAGATAAGTTATGAAAAGATGTCATTTTAACAGCTGGGTAGCAAAAGTATTCCTTTTCCCCAGTTACAAAGCAATTACTCTGGTGTATAACTCATTCTTCAAACACAAAGTAGAAGAGTGTAAACCAGATGATATCAATCATGAACGTATTCATCAGGTACAACAGATTGAATGTAGTATAGTGGGTTTAGTACTTGGTATTATACTCTGGTTATCATTTGGTATATCCTTTTGGTGGGTAGTGGCTCTGACTTTTGGATTCTTCTACCTTTGGTATGTTATTGAATACCTAATTATCATGTGCTTTGCCAAGTGGAATAAACAGAACGAAAGATATCATGATGTAAGTTTCGAAGAAGAAGCCCACAACAATGATAAGAATCTGAGTTATTTGGAAGACCGTAAACCCTTTGCTTGGATTAAGTACATCGAATTGAGAAGTTACAAGAAATAAATTTTCCTTATTACATAATCTTCTCCTCTTATGATTGACCGAGCTTTTGTTTTACTGATATTAAATTTTTGAGATAAAGTACGAACGGTAACCTCTGGATGTCTTAGGCTATACCTATACAACCTAAGTCTCAATCTATCAGAATAAATTCTAGCTCGGCCATCTACTTGTTTTTGTTTATTATTTTCTGATACTGTGCCCCAATATAAGTTCTTATAATGATTATTTTGAGGGTTATTATCTTTATGACATACACAGGGTTTATTTAAGGGGTTTGGTACCCAAGCTAATGCTACTAATCTAGATAAAGTACATCTAGAATTACGCTTATTACCATTAACCCTAACACTAACAGAAGGCTTAATATAAGAACCGTTTCTTTTAGAGTTACTACGATATCCAATTTTTAGTTCTCTCAAAGAATTATCTGTTTGTATTTTAAAAGCTTTACCTTCTTTTGTAACATATAAGTTATAGAAACCAGGCACATTACATTTAATCTGTTTTTTCATATATGAATATATTAGGTGTTTCAGCCGCCCAAGGGGCGTTATTATTTCCATTTTTACATAGTAAAAAATTTAAAATACTAGCCAATATAGAACCTCGTGGAGTATTCCATACAAATTGTGAAAGCCAATGGAAATTAAACTTCGGAAATATACCTTTTCATAAGGGTTTTTGTTTACAACCTCTTGATAAAAAAGTGGATATCATAGTAGCTACTCCGGACTGTGGTATGTCCTCAGTAATGAGATTATCCAAGGTAAAAGAATTGGGCAATCCAAAAGATAATCGTAGTCTTAATCTAGTAATTGCTGCAATATTAGAGTATAAACCTAAAGTATTTCTTATAGAAAATCTGCCTCGTTTGCTATCTTTACTTCCCAAGGATTTCTTTGAGGAAACCTTTAAGGACTATAAATTAATTTTTCACGAAAGGTCAGTTTCTGACTATGGGAATTCTCAAGTATCCAGGAAGCGTTTAGTTATCATTGGAGTACATAAAAAGACCGGTAAGAGATACTTAGATGCTTTTAATGAAGTATTCCAAGTAAAAAACCCAACAATTACTAGAAATCTACTTAAACCACTCACATTCTCTCAGGAAAATAATACTAACCAGATTCCGTTTATGAGTAAAACTCTGGCAATGTATGACTATCGGAAGCTTCCTGAAAAGAAGAATCTTACAGTAGCAAAGATACATAGACTCTGGGTTAGAGATTTTAAAGATGAAAAGAAGTGGCCTATCAAAACTGCAAAGATGAGTACTCTTCCAGGAGTATATCGATTAGAGTATGACAAACCCCCATTAACTCTCAGACCTGCAGATAGGCAATTCAGACCCGATGGTTATCCTTTGGGGATTGAGGATTTTAAGTCAATCATGGGATTCCCAAAGAAATTCAAAATTTACCTTCACAAAAATCAGGGTACCTTTGAAAATGATTTTAAGGATTACCATTATTGGCTTAACAAGGCAAGGTACACAATTGCCAAGGGCTCGGTTTATGAGGTAGGATTATGGTTCAAGGATTGCCTAAAAAAGGCAAATACCAAGAAACCATGAGTTTCAGCTTTATATATAAAGTCTTATATATAAGTTTCTGGGGTACCTTGAAATATATAGATATATAATATACTACGTATATATATCTATATATTTATCTGCGTATATATAGCTATTCATATATCATATCGTAAGTAGTATATTTGGATATTATCTCACTTCGTTCGATAAAGGTAATCGCTAAGCGATTACCGAATAGATAGTATCATTAAGCGTGCGAACTTCCTAAAATTTTTGAACATGAAGAATTTAAAGAAGGCCTTGTTTATTGTACTTCTAGGATTTACTATTTACCTTTGCTTCAGGAATTACAAACTTTCTCGAGAGGTTGATTCCTTAGAACTAGCGGTCAATGAAATCCCAGATACAGTATACACAGAGAAACCCTTCAAACCAGAGAAGAAGTACTCAGAAAAAGTTGAACCAGGTAAAATCTTAGTTCATGGTAATAAGCAGCCAACTCTCTTTCCTGATTCCATACTAAGGCAGCCAGTTATCAGTAACCAAGATTCCCTGGTTCAAATTGTTTTGAAGAAAGATAAGTTGAACTTAAGTCTGTTCAATAAGGAGACTAACACTTATTCAACTAGACTATTCCCAATCGACTTAGATAAGTACAACTACAACTGGTATGAAGGTCAATTAACTCGAAAGAAAGTTGCAAGGTTATCACTTAGTCCATACGTTTATGGCAAATACAGACCTTTCAATAATCTCTTCGATATGGGAGCTGGTCTTTCAATCAAGACTAAGAGATTTAATTACAAACTCGGAGTCAATACCTTTTACTATCCGAAGATAAAATCAGGGATGGGTACTGACATCGAATTTCAAATAACGTATAACTTTTAGATATGGCAAAGACTATCTCAGAAACTAGAACTACTTTAACTCGAGAAGAGCTATCAAACTTATCCCGAGTTTCTAGTGATGTTTTCTTTTTTAGCCTTTTTTGCTATGTGATACATCCAGTAAGAGGAAAGGTAAGATTCGATTTATACCCCTTTCAGAAATCCGTTCTCTACAATTTCATTGCCCAACGATTCAATATCATTCTCAAATTCCGTCAGGCAGGAATTACAGAACTTATTTCTATGTACTGTCTTTGGTTGGCGATGTACCATCCCAACAAAAAGATAAACATTATATCTATCAAGGACACAACAGCTAAGAAGGTACTTAAGAAGATTAAGTTCATGTACAAGAATCTTCCATGGTACCTTCAAACTCCCATAATCAATGGTAGAGCTGGAGAATATGGTTCTGCTTCCATGATAGAATTTGATAATGGGTCATTTATTGAATCTATTCCGACATCATCCGAAGCCGGTCGTTCAGAATCCCTTTCTCTTCTGGTAATTGACGAGGCAGCAGTAGTAAGATGGGCTGCTCAAATTTGGGCTGCTGCATTTCCTACTCTTTCCACTGGTGGAGCTGCCATCGTCAATTCCACTCCTTATGGAGTTGGTAATTTCTATCACTCAACTTGGGTAGATGCCATTGCAGGAGGTAATCCTTTTAACCCAATTCGATTATACTGGCAAATGCACCCAGAACGAGATATCAATTGGTATAACCAAATGTCTTCTGCTTTGGGAGCAAAACGAACTGCACAAGAAATTGATGGTGACTTCTTATCATCTGGTAATACAGTTTTCGACTTAGCTGATATTAAGGCTATCGAAGACTGTCTTAGTGATTACCCGGTTATTAAGAAAAGGTTTAATGGTCAATATCGACAGTTTTGTGAACCAGAACCAGACAAAGAATACTTTATTGGTGCAGACGTTTCAACTGGTAGAGCTTCTGACTACTCTTCATTTACTTGTATGGATAAGCAAGGAGAAGAACAAGTAGTATATAAGGGAAGAATGGCAGTGGGAGCTTATGCTAAGTTACTTGGTGATACTGGGAAATTGTTTAACTGGGCAGTAATAGCTCCAGAATCCAATGACGTTGGTTTATCGGTAACCTCTAAACTTCAAGATGAAGGCTACCCTAACCTTTACTACTACCAGAAGATGTTAAAGAAAAAGGGTAAAAGTAGACCTGAAATGGATAAATCCCCTGGTTGGTTAACCACCCAAAAGAATCGTTCAGTGATAATAGAAAACTTAGAAGAAGATATTAGATTAGATCACGTAACCATTAAGGACCCATTCTTTGTACAAGAAGCTTATACCTTCATATACGATGGTTTGGGCAGACCTGTTGCAATGGGTAAACATAGGGCTAATAATTCAGCGGTAGATGTAGACCTTGAAGGGGATGTATATGCAGATGATGATATCTTCGGAAAAGCAATATGTAATCACATAAGGAAAGGAAAAACTAACGTAATCGTACAACCAAGATGAAAAAGTACTTCAATTTTAGTTGGGGTTGGGGACGTAAGAAGGACCCTCCCAAGAATGGTACATCCTCTAATAAAGAGGAAAAGCCTGCCACATCAATTTCACCTGGTAGGGTTTCAGTTGACGATGATAGTGATAACTTAATTACATCATTACAAGGGTTGACTAAATTAGTTGAACCCTCTTTTCGTGTTGATGTGATACCTTTAATTCGGGATTTATATAAGGTAAATCCCGATATGGGCATTGCATTACAAGATATGTTTAAGTTAGCTAACACCAGTCATACAGTAACTTTCCCTAATAACACCGATGAAGAGGCTTCAAAGATGAGGGAACATCTTAAGAAAGCCACCAAGGGATGGACCAGATATACTGCTGGTATAGATGGTTTAGTTAACAAAATGATTGTTCAACTTCTTGTAAGTGGGGCAATATCCGTAGAAGGAGTACCAAATGATAAGCTTGATGGTTTGGCTACTGTATTATTCCTTAAGCCAGAACACATCAAGTTTAAACGTGAATTAAATGGGGTGTATTCTCCTTACCAAAAGAATATGAATTTCTTTGTTAAGCAACAAGATTATATTAAGCTTAACCCAGAAACTTATTTCTATGTTGGTATGTTCAATGATACCGATGAACCTTATGGAGTTCCTCCATTTATGCCAGCATTAGATTCTCTCAAGGGTCAGAATGATATGAAGGTTAACTTCAAACATATCATGGAGATTTGTGGTATGGTTGGTTTCTTAGAAGCTAAGATGCAGAAATCTCCACAAAGACCAAATGAGAGTATAAAAGCTTATGAATCCCGATTATACCATGAACTTAATATCCTTAAACGTAATGTTAAAGAGGGTATGAAGGATGGAGTAGTTGCTGGTTACATAGATGACCATGAATTCAAACTCAATTCTACTACTAAGGAACTCGGTAATATCGAGAAGCCTTGGAATATGAATCAACAATCTGTAGCAAATGGGTTGGGAGTTAATGGCTCTATCATTGGGGTATCCTCTACTACTGGTGAAGGTGCAACGGGTATAATGCTGTCTAAGATGATTAGCCAGTTAAAAAATATCCAAATGCTTGTAGCTTATGTATTGGACCGACTTTATTCTCTAGAACTGCGTCTGGCAGGATTTAATAATAAGGGAATGAAGATTGATTGGGGAACTTCTACAGTTTCTGATGAAGTTAAAATCCAACAAGGTCTTCAGTATAAGATACAGAACCTTGACTTATTGTATAAGGCAGGTATCATTAGCCAAGAGCAATATGCTTGGGCAATGGGTTATGATTCACCAGATGAAAAGGAACCAAGAGTTTCACTTGAGGACCAATTTGCTAAGGGTGGTAATATAGACCCACAAGAGGGTACCAAGAAGAAACAAAGGCAGGATGATAAAAACCAATCTGCTCGTAGGTCAAGAGATAAGACAAACCCGGCTCCTTCTCGAGGAGACCAAAATACTAAAGCAAGATGAGTAAATTCACAAAGAAAAACAAAGAGCATCTTGATTCTATGGTGATAGGTCAAGGCCATACCATTATGGCTGGGTATATCCCAGAAGCAGTGGGAGCCAAGGCTTTCTCAGAGAATTATTACAAATGGAAAAACCCTACACCGGATTCCATTGCTCAATTTGGATTTTGGGGAGGGGATATAGATTATAATACTTATTATCCCAACCTGGACAAATCGGAATTAACTCCTAAGGACGAAGAGTTTATCGAACCTATGTTCCGATTACTTTCGGAAACAATCGTATCGAAAAATTGGAATCCTACAGACTTCGGTCAAAATGGAGTACTAAAGGCTTCTATGAAGATGCTGCTTGGTCAAACAGTAAACTGTGACCATGAAACAAACATCGGTAATGCTATTGGAGCTGTATCACAAGTAATGTGGCAGGAATCTTATAAAGACGGTAGCTTTACTATACCAGCAGGTATCAACGGTATTCTGAAGATTGATGGTAAGGCAAATCCAAGAATTGCTCGAGGAATTCTTATGGAGCCACCCTCAATTCATAGTAATTCGGTTACTGTACAATTCAAGTGGGATAAATCTCATCCCCAAATGGAGGATAATGAATTTTATCAAAAACTTGGTACTTATGACTCTAAGGGAGTTATGGTACGTAGAATAGTTACTGAAATTGTTCGTTACCTTGAGACCTCACTAGTTTCACATGGTGCTGATTCATTTGCCCAGAAAATTGGTTCGGATGGTAAAATCATTAACCCAACCTTTGCCAAAAGAACTTGGGCATCCTATGAAGAATACCGAGATGATAAATCGAAGCAATACTTCTTTACGGATTATAAATCGGACTTATCATCATTTCAAGAAAACGATACTCGGGATTCTTTTAATGATAATGATGCCAAGGATAATCATTCAAACGAAAATAATATGAACGAATTAGAAAAATTTCTTGAAAGCCTTTTCGGGGATAATATGCTTACCCTGGAAGAAGGCAAGGAGATGAATCAGGAAACAGTAGTTGCCTGCATTCAAAATTTGGTATCATCCAGAAACACTTTGCAAACTTCAGTAGATAATCTTACCACAGAGAAAACTTCTCTTACGGAACAGATTTCAAATCTGAATGCTGAAGTAGCTAACTTGAAGGAAATGGCAACTGTAGGAAAGAATCACATTGCTTCTCTCCGTGAAAGTGCTGTAGAAACTTACAAGAAGTTGATGGGTGAAAATGCAGATGAGACAATCGTTACGATGCTCAATGCAGAAACAACTGGTATTACTACTCTTGTTTCCTTGACTAAGGATTACCAAGCTCGCTTGGAAGAGAAGTTCCCTCTCACTTGTTCTAAATGTGGTTCTAAGGACGTTAACCGTGCTTCTTCAGTTGCAGAAGATGATACTGAAGGTAAAACTGGAACTGAAGACACTACTCAGAACCAAGAACCTTCTTCAACCAGCAGTGTACTTGATGGCTTGTACAAGAAGAAATTAAAATAAGTTATCATATAAATAAATTAGAGTTATGACTAAAATCGTAAACAATCCTCAGCAAATGACTCTCTTTGGGGAAAGAACTCCCAAAGCAGTGATTTACAAGAGTGAATCACACAAGTTGCACCAGGCTTTCAATGTAAAAGCCGACACAAAGATTGTACAGGGCATGGCAGTTGCTTTGGGTACCGACGGTTTGATTGAACCGTTTATCCCGGGAGGTGCTGGTAGCCAGGTATATCTGGGTATAGCAGTAACGGATAACGTTAACCCTGCTTATCAACCTCAACGTAATTTCCCAGTAGAAGTAACCGTAGCAGTTCAAGGCTATATGATTTTGAATTGGGTTGCAAAAGAAACTCTTGATTGCGGTTATATTAACCCAACTGCAGACCTTTTGCATGACCGTTTCGTAATCGCCGAAGCTTCTACAGACGAATCTCAGTTCATTGCCATCACTCCTGCAGATGAGGCAAACGATGTGATTCAAGTACTCATCCGCTAAACCAAAAAAAATTATGGGACAAATTGATATTACAAAATTGAAGGCTCAGGATTTTATGAAAGAGCTGCCGGAAATGGTAAGAAGCTTGGAAGCTGTTCGTTCCGGTTCACAGGACAAGAAGCCTGTAGAGGTAACACTCGAAGAATTAGTTACTGGTAAATGGGGTATTTCACAAGATGAATTGTTCGAAAAGATGGGCATCAATCCTAAGGTTGATACCATGCAGAATATCTTCACAATGCCTCAGCAAGATGTTCGCTGGATTGTTCCGGAGATCATCCGTGCTGCTATCACCTTGGGTATGCGCCAGGCTCCGTTCTATCCGAATATCATTGCATCTGACCAATCTATCAACGGCTTGCAAGCAATCATGCCGATGGTTAACATGTCTGATGCTGCACCTGCAAAGGTTAACGAAGCAGAAACTATCCCATTGGGTGATGTTAGCTTCGGACAAAAATCAGTTAGCCTCTTCAAAATTGGAAAAGGCTTCAAACTTACTGATGAAGTTCGTAACTATGTTTCACTCGATGTCTTGGGAATCTACCTTCGTGACTTTGGTGTTCAGTTGGGTTATGCTTTGGATACTTTGGCTATGGACGTGGCTATCAATGGTAACAACCCCGATGGCTCTGAGTCAGCCCCAGTAATTGGTGTATACGAAACAACCAATGGTATCACTTACAAAGACCTTCTGCATATTTGGGTACGTGCTGCTCGTATGGGACGTAACTTCCAAACTATGATTGGTGGTGAAGACCAGGCAATCGAAATGCTGAATTTACCGGAATTTAAAGACCGTCACTCTGGTACTACCGAAGCTACATTGAATGTGAAGTCTCCGGTTCCCAAGAATGCTGACTTCTATATCCATCCGGGAACACCTGACCAACAGCTGTTGTTGATTGATACCTCTGCTGCCTTGATTAAGCTTACTGCTCGTCAGTTGATGCTTGAATCGGAAAGAATCGTTTCTAACCAGACTCAGGCAATCTATGCAAGCTTGACTACAGGCTTCTCAAAGATGTACCAAGATGCTACTCTGTTGTTAGCTGCAGATAAGAAGTTCTCAGAATTCGGATTCCCCGATTTCATGAACGTAGACCCTTATCTGATGGTTAACCTCGAATAAGGTAGTCCGGTTTTATCTATATAAATTCCCTGAGAGGGTGGGTAATTAAAAAGACTCATCCTCTCTTTATCACTTTTTAAATCTTAGGAAATATGGCTAAAGAAAAATATACAGTAACTGTGGGACCAAGAGCTTACAGTTTTCATGACCAATCAACAGGCATTACCGTTTGCAAAGGGGAAGACAAAGAACTTACTCGTCGTCAATTCCGTTCACCGAAAATCCAGAAAGCAATTGCTGCTGGCCATTTGATTATCATCGCTGACAAATCCGAAATCGAAAAGTATTCGGAAGCTGACATCGAAAAGTTGGACAAGAGACTGACTGCCCAGTTTAAGAAAGGTATGACTTTGGAGAAACTTTCCAAGGCTTATTCTTTCGAAGAGCTGAAGTTGGTAGCTGGTTTACACGAAATCGTGGCAGACAAAGACGACACAGTAGAAACACTTCTTCAGGCTTTGCTGGAAGAATTTGAATCCTCTTCTAAAGGGTAGTCTATGAAAATTACATAAGACAGACTAATATGAAAGACAATCTAGACTTTTTGTACGTTACGTCAGGTCTGGAAGTTTCATTCAGAGTCATATCCAAAGTCCCGGCCAAATCTATTTTTGACTGGGACTTTGGCGATGATAAGGGAGAGGTTTTCAATGGTGGAAGACATGTTTCCTATTCTTATGAAACTCCCGGTTTCTATACCGTAACATTACATGTAACTAACTCTAGCGGTTTAGATATCACCGTAGATAAGACTCTGGTAGTTTGTGATTATGGGCATACGGCATTAGCCGATACAATATATAACTTAATCGACCACTATATTCCTTCAGAGATATCAGAGGGAATGACCAGGGAAGATAAATCTATCTACATCACCAAATGGCAATATTATATTGGTCCTCTAGTAAATCACCAAATTCCTGCAGATAAGTATACTGATGAATTATGGTATGAAGCACTAGAAAACCAATTAATAATGGAATTGGCAGCATGGGACTTTCTCAATGTGAAGATACTTAATCTATTAACAAGTACTTCAGAATATCTAAGTCAATTAACTTCTACCAAAGAACAAACTGGTGATGGTACTTCTAAACCCGAACTTGCCCGAGGTGATAGGATTAAACAAATCACTACTGGGCCTACTGAAGTGCAATATTATGATACCTTGGCAGATGCTACAAGTTCCCTATGGAAAACACTTTCTCAAGCAATGCAACCAGGTGGATTAATAGATGAATTAAGGAAGAACCTTTGTATGTTAGCTTCACGATTGGAAATCTACTTACCGTTCTGTGATGAAGTATTTAGAACCGTAGTCCCAAAAGTAGTTAACAGAAGGCAACCTGGAGTATTAGATGGGCCAAATCCAAGTGCTCCAGTGAAAGGTGGTAAGAAATCAATTCTAACTAAGTTATGACAAAAGAACCCTGGAGAATGGTAAAGAACCGCTCTTGGGATAGATACAAGAAAATTATCACTGACTTCTTAGATTGGGATGCTGGTAGGCAATCCATAACCTGGGCCAAACATGTTAATCAGCTTCTCAGTCATGCCGAAGACAGTATACCTAAATATTATAACATCCAAATCGAAGCATTATGTTACTACAATGCTTTCAGAAACTGGCCTATCAATAAGGCAACTATTTCAGGAGAATTGGATGATGAAAACTTATCAATACTAATTTCTAAATCTTATATAGAACAAATCGGTTATCTTACACCGGAAGGTTATTGGGATTTTAATTGGGAACAAGATAGGTTTGTAATTAATGGTATAACGTATAAGCCTTCTGGAGATACTCAGACTGCTCAGGCAAAGGATGAGGCCCTAGTTTTCATGGTTATCCTAAAGAGAGACCGAGATACCAAAATTGAATTTGTAGAATAAAACATTAAGTGTATGGCAAAGATGTTAGTACTGAGGTGGACCCCAATTACTACCTCCAGTGGAATCTGGTTTGATAGTAATCTGGTTATCCTTAATGGTACATCTGGAGTTCATATTGAAATGAAAGGTAATGGCAACGATGTAACGGCATTTCAATCGATGACCGGAAACAAATTTGTCACCTGCTTTCAAGATTACTTCGGTGATATCTGGGATAAAATAATACCTCATCCTGGTATAGGCCAGGTAATGAAATTCCGTGTAAATAAGCTTCCCGATTATGCTTGCATACGGGGGGATATAGAAGACGGTGGAGATGTAGATCCAGAAAATCCGAATATACCAATGAATGCCTTCTGTGGTTCAGAGGGAGAACCATTCAGGGATATAGATTCGGAATTCTTACTGGGTCGTCAACGTTCAGTAATTAATCCTTAAATTTTATAAAATATGTATGTAAGTAAGTATTATACCTGCGAAGAAATAGACCAGCGGTTATTACAGGGTTACTATGATGACTTTGTTAAAGCTGGCTTTGGAGGAACTATAAATGAGTTCTGGGCCTTCGTACTTTCTATCAAGAATAAGGTAGATAAGAAAGAAGGATACGACTTATCGAAAAATGATTTTACCGATGAGTTGAAGGCTAAACTTGATGGCATCGAAGAACATGCAAATTACATCACCAAAGTTTCTCAGCTTGAGAATGATTTGAAATATCAAACTGAGGAAGAAGTTAAACAGATGATTAGTGATTTGGTTGATGGTGCTGATGATGCCCTTGATACTCTTAAAGAGTTGGCAGAAGCATTGGGTAATGACCCCAACTTTGCAACTACTATCACTAATAAATTAACCGACCTTCGTACTGCTTTAACCGAAGAGGTTAATCGTGCTAAGGAAGCCGAAGCTGCTCTGGGCGCTGCAGTAGCCGCAGTTCAGGATAACCTCGAATATGGGTTAGACCAAATCAATAAGAAGATTGATACCGTTAAGGCAGACTTAAAAGCCGAAATCGACAGAGTTGAAAAGAAGGTAGATAAGAATGCTGAAGATATCAAAGACCTTGAAGATAAGGTAAATCAAGGTAATGGTGAACTTGAGAAAGAACTTAAGGACCTTATCCAAAAGGAAAAAGATGAACGTATTGCTGCCGATAATGAGATTAAGGAAAGTGTAAATGAACTTAAGACTCTACATATCAATGATAAGGCCGCACTCGAGGCAAAGATTGCTGAAGAAACTGCAAATCGTACAAATGCAGATACTGTACTGGATTCTAAGATTAACGAGGAAATCACTAATCGTCAGGCTGATACTTTAGCTCTTCAAGGTAAAATTGACCAAGAGAAGGTAGACCGTCATTCTGAGGACCAAGTTCTTCACAATGAAATCTCTAAAGAGGTAACAGACCGTATTAATGCAGACAATGCTCTTCAAGGTAAGATTGACCAGGAAGCTCAAGCACGTACTGCTGCAGACCAGGTATTACAGAACAATATAGATTCAGAGGCCACTACTCGTGCTGCTCAGGATTTAGTTCTCGAACACAAAATCGAGGATATAAAAGAGCAGGGTGTAGAAGACAAAGAACAATTGCTTAATGCTATTGCTGCCGAGGCTGCTGCTAGAGAAAAGGGGGATAAAGACCTTGATACTAAGAAGGTAGATAAACGTGAAGGTTATTCTTTGACCAAGAATGACTTTACTGATATCCTCAAAGCTAAGCTTGATGGAATTGAAGAGAAGGCAAACTATATTACCCATCTCTCCCAGCTTATTAATGATGCCGGTTTCCAAACTGAAGAAGAAGTAAATGCTGCTATCCAAAAGATTATCGGTTCTGCACCAGAGGTACTTGATACTCTTAAGGAAATTGCCGATGCTCTTGGAAATGACCCAAACTTTGCAACTACTATCACGAGGAAGTTGGCTGCAATCACAGAACAGGTTAACCAAGAAATCGAAGACCGAATTGCAGGCGATGAAGCAAACAGCGCTGAGGTAGCTGCTGAAGTTCAAGCCCGTAAGGATGCTGACACTGCTCTCGAAACTAAACTAAAAGAATACGTAGATAATAAGTCTGCTACTGGCGATGCTGCTCTTGGGGTTGTAAGGGATAATCTTAACAAGGAAATCCAAGACCGTAAAGATGCAGATGCCACAATTCAGGCTAACTTGGATAAAGAGATTGCCGAAAGAAAGACTGCTGATGAAGCATATACTCAAAGTCTGGCTAATGTTAACCAGCGTATCTCAGACTTGGCTTTGAGTATGCAAGAGTCCATCAATACCTTGCGTAATGAGCTTACCGAGCAGGTAAATGCCAATACTACGGCAATTACTACTAACCAACACAATATCGAAAGAAATTCAGAGGCAATCACAAACTTAACTAAAACTGTAGGTGATAACTACAAGGAAGTTAAGGATATGATTAACGAGGAAATCGTTGACCGTACCAATGCAGATAGTGCCTTGAGTTCTCGTATCGATACCATTAATATCGACCTTAACACTGAAAGAGTAGAAAGGACTGCTGCTGACCAGGTTCTCCAAGTAAACCTTGATAAAGAAGTAGCAGACCGTACTGCAGCTGATAAAGCCTTAAGTACTGAGTTCACTGCTAAGTTGGATAATACTAAGCAGGCTTTGGAATCCGAGGTGGCTAATCTTAACACTAAGCTTGAACAAGAAAAGGAAAATCGTATTGCCGGTGATAATGCTTTGGGAGTTCGTATTGATTCTCTAGAGGCAGGTAATACCGATGCTATGAATGAATTAAAAGCAAAGGTAAATGCTAATACTACTGCTATTAATGCAGAGAAAGACCGAGCAATTGCCAAAGAGACTTCTCTTGAGGCAAAGATTGATACCAACCTTCAGAACCATAAAGATGATATGGCGGGTATCAACCAAAATATACTTACCGAAAAGAATGACCGCTTAGTTGGTGATACTGAATTACAGAATAACATCGATAAGGAAGCTACAGAAAGAGCTAACCAAGATACCCTTATCAATAATGCTTTGGCTCAAGAGAAGGCAGATAGAATTGCTGCAGACCAGGCAATGGACGATAAGAAGGTAGATAAGGTAGATGGCAAGGTACTTTCTTCAAATGATTTCACTGACTTGCTGTATGCCAAGTTGGATGGCATCGAAGAACATGCAAACTATATCACTAAGGTTTCTCAGTTATTAAACGATTCTGACTTTCAGAATGCAGAACAAGTAGAGGCAGCTATCCAAAAGATTATTGGCTCTGCTCCAGAGGTACTTGATACTTTGGCCGAGATTGCTAAGGCTCTCGGTGATGATCCCAACTTTGCAGCAACTATGACTGCTAAGCTTACTGAGTTGGGGAATAAGCTTGAAGCTGAAAAGAATCTGCGTGAACAAGGAGATAATACTCTGCAACAGACTTTCACTAACTTAAGTAATACTCTTACTACTACGGTAAATGAGTTGAGAACTTTCGTAACTGAAACTCGTACGGAGCTGTTAACTTCCTTGAATGCTACCAATGCTCTGGTAACTCAGAATGCTGCTAATATTCAACGTAATCTGGAATTGATTCAGGGTATTCAGGATAACATTAATGGTAACTATACTGCCATTACCGATTTGCTGAATAATGAAATCGCTGCTCGTAAAGCTGAGGATATTCGATTGGAAGCAAAGATTGACCAGAATACCTCTGACCTCAACACAGAAAGAGAGGAAAGAAAAGCTGCAGATAAAGTTCTCCAGGATAACATCGATGCTGAAGAAGCTGCCCGTATTGCTGCCGATACAGCTTTGGGTAAACGTATCGATAAAGAAATTCAGGACAGAACCGATGCTGATACTGCCTTAGATAATAAGTTCACTAACATTACCGATGACCATGAAGAAAGACTGGTAGCTGAAGAAGGTACTTCTGATGCTTTGCCTGATACCATGGTTACTGATGTTAGTACTGTAACCCGAACAGGTACTCAGCTTTCTTTCAAAGTAAAGACTTCAACCAAGGATAAGGCAAATAACCAATATGGTGAAGAAGTAGAAGCTACCAAGAATTTACTCCCGGTAACTCAAACTCTTGCTGGAGTTATGTCTGCTGCAGACAAGGTTAAGTTAGATGGGTTAGACCCAAATTCTTTAACTGATCTCTCTGCAGCTTCAGATGCTAATAAGGTAACAGTAACCGTAACTAAGGATAACGGTTTGAATGCTGATACTACCGAAACTTTCGATTTGCCTCAGGTATCGGCTACTAAGGCTGGTACGATGACTGCTAAGGATAAGGTTGAGTTAGATAGAATCTCTACGGCTAACTTTGCTCTTGGTGCAGTAACTCCCAATGAAACTACTGTTGGCATAGCTGCTACTAAGACCGTAGTTGAAGATGGTACAGTAGAACAGAATCCTATTACATTGCCTGCCTCTACTGCAGAGAAAGCTGGTGTACAAACTGCAGCAGATAAGAAGCTGTTTGATTCTATACCAGATAATATTATTATCTTATCTGATAATAAACCAGTTGAGGTAAATCAACAAAGCAGTCATGTTACTTTAACTCATAATTTCTCTTCTAAAAAAGAAGAGGGTATTTATACTCATGAGCCTGGAGATTATAAGACTACTCATATCCCAGCAGCTACTACAGAGAAAGCTGGTGTAATGACCGCCCAAGATAAAGTTAATCTGGATGAGACATTACCCAATGCTATTGCTCAAGAGGTTCAGGACCGTAAAGATGCTATCGAAGCTTTGGACGGTAAATCAGAAGCCGCTCTTGCTCAAGAAGTAGCTGATAGAAAAGCTGCAGATACTGCTTTAGATACCAAGTTTACTAAAGCTGTAAACGATGAAGCAACTGCTCGTACTTCTGCTGATACTGCATTGGGTGCAAGGATTGATAAAGAGATTGCTGATAGAACTGCAGCAGATACTGCCCTTGAAACTAAGTTACAGAATAATATTAATACTCTAGAAGCTAAACATGATGCTTTCGTAGCAACTAAAGGTCAAGCTGGTGGATTTGCTCCATTGGATGAAAGTGGCTTAGTACCTGCTAACCATTTGCCTTCATATGTAGACGATGTAATCGAGGTATATGCTACCTATAAAGTAAATTCTACTGGAGGCCTTACCAATGTTCAATTGTATACGGATGCAGGTCACCAAACTCCCGTAGTTGGAGAATCTGGTAAGATTTATATAAATGTTGCCGATGGTGAACCTTCCTACCAATTCCGTTGGTCAGGTACTAAATTCGTAGACAGTAATACTTCGTCTCTTATCATTGGGGAAATTGCAGGTACTGCTTTCGAAGGTAGTAGAGGTAAGCATCTTGAGGATGTGGTATCTAGCATGCCTAAAAATTTAATTAGTAAGGTTTCAATAGCTAACAAAAATAAGCGTAATGTTATTATCTTATGTAACTATTCTGCTACGGATGGTCAAGGGCATTACATTGATAAACCCGATGGGATGGTAATCCCTCTAACTCCAGCCACTACTAAAGAAGCTGGTCTGATGGATGCCGATAGTGTAATAAAGCTTAATCAAACCTTACCAGATGCTATTGAAGCTGAACAAGAGGCCCGTATTGCAAAAGATAATGCTCATGATACCTTTAATAGTTCTCTTCCAGGAATTATTCTTACTGGATTCACTCTTACCCATAATTCAACTAATGTAAGAGCTACTCTTAATAATAAAACTAAGAGTGCAGAGGGTAAGACTTATGAAGGTGCTACAGATTTAATTAGAGATATACTTGCAGCAACTAAGACTACTGCAGGTGTAATGACTGCAGCAGATAAGACTAACTTGGATAATACCGTACAGGGGTTGGCAAATGAGATTACCAATAGAACTAATGCCATCAATGCTCTTCGTACAGAATTGAAAACTTACGTTGACGATTTGATTGCTGATACTGGTTCAGATGTAACTGCATTAGAAACTAAGGTAAATAATCACATTGCCAATAAATCTAATCCTCATGGAGTTACCAAATCCCAGGTTGGTTTGGGTAATGCTTCCAATACTTCGGATGCAAATAAGCCAGTATCTACTGCTCAGGCTGCTGCTATTGCCGATGCTAAGGCTGCAGGTACTGCTGCTCAAACTTCTATCAATAGTCATGCAGGTAGAAAGGATAATCCTCACGTAGTAACTAGAGCTCAATTGAGTTTGGCAACTACCGACCAGGTAGTATTTGCTAAGACCACGGCTCCTTCCGGTTTCTTCAAAGAGTCTTCAGATGTTCGACTCAAATCTAACATTAAGGATTTGAATCATACTCTGGAACAGATTTGCCAGATACCAACTAAGTCATTCGAAATGCTTGGTAAAGAGGACGAGGGAACTATTGCTCAGAATCTTGAGGGATTGGGATTTGGTAAATATGTAGAGGAAGTTCCAGTAGAGAAATCTACAGTACCTAATCCAGAGGAATTCGAAACTTTGGAAATCAATGGGGAAGAGTATGTACTCGTAAAACAAGTTAAATATCACAAGATGTCAACTTTGGCAATTGAAGGTGTTAAACTTCTCTACGATGAGATTAAGGCTTTGAAGGCTGAGATTCAAGAACTTAAAAATAAATAATCATGGGAGAGATAGCAACCTGGAGTGCTGTCAAAACTAAAGTAGGCCTTGGTAAGACAGGAAATGACTGCCCTACCAAGGCTGAATTGTTAGCACTCTCCTCGACAGGAACAGGGGAGAATTATGTGGGGTTGGAACTATCCAATGCCAGTTCCTATGGAAATAATGAATGTGTCAAACTCGAAGATATTCATAAGGTAACCTATAAGTATACTTTTACTACTAGATACAGTAGTGTAAGCTTCGATGCTTTGGGTAACCCAAGCTCTTCTAATCAGGGGTTTGGTTTTATTTCTACAAAACAGAAATATTGGGATGGGGTAGCTAATGGGTCTGAAATTACGGTAAATTATGTTATTAGTAATAATCCCGCATGGGTAGCTAATCATCCTTCAGCACCTCCTTGGACTGCTTCAGAGAATTTGGAATTAACCTCTCGGTCGGATTCCAATACTCTTGTTACACAGTATGAATCGGGTAAAACTTTTAAATTGACCTTCACTCAAGCTGCAGCTTCTCAATCTTGGAGTTATGGGTTTAGTGTAAATCCAACTTCTATGTCTTTTGGGGCAACTGGAGGTACTAAAACCTTTACCGTTGCTTCTTACAAGCAAGAATTGAGAAATGGGCATAATTATGGTAACCAAATTGCTTTAACTTATACTAGAGCCAACTCTGGTAGTGTATCTGGAAGTGGTACTTCTGTAACTATGGGTAATAATACTTCTACCAGTACACGAAGTGGTACGGTAACCTTAACCCAAGCTGAAACAGGGAAGAAGTTAACCGTATCTTGTTCTCAGTCGGCAGCTTATAAAAGCTACAGTGAAATTACTGCAAGTGGAGGTGCAGTAACAGATATCCCTGCAAGTGGAGGTACTAGAAGTTCATTCTCTACTATGCCCTCATATTCTCAAACTTGGGGATGGAATGGTTCTACAACGGGAGGAGGTACGATTACAAGCGGTGCTAGCATTAGTTATGGTACTGCAGTTAGTGCAGGTTCTTTGGGAACTACGGTTAAATCTAGAACCCGGGTAGGAACCCTTACTGGTACCTTATCACTAAATGGTAAAACCAAATCTGTAAGTGTACCAGTATACCAGGCAGCAAACGAATTTACTGGGTATACCTATGGCTCTTGGAGTGTAAGCTTAACGGCAAATTCTTATACCATCGGTAATACTGGAGGTAGTGTAACTTTGTACCCAAGTGCTAGTAGACCAAGATATGCGAATTATACTTCTGGTTCAAATACAAGGGATGGCTCTGATAGTGCTACTCCAAGTTTAAGTACCAATGGTACCTCAGGATTTAGTCTATCAGGTACTACACTTAGTGCTTCTGAGAATACCAGTACAAGTAGTAGGTCTATTAGAGTTACGGCTTCCTATGGAGGTGCTTCCGATTATGTGAATATCACTCAGGGCGGTGCAAGTGTATCTTATAATTATTATTTTAATTGGGGGAGTGCTCCTGGAAGTCAGACTTCTCAGTCTATTACTCATCCAGCTTTGGGAAAAACTGAAGAGGTTCCATTCATCTCTTATAAAAAGAAAGTGATAAATGGTACAGAAACCTCTGATATATATCCGGTAGGAGCAAGTCGAAATGTACCGAGTTGGACTCTTATTAATATAGTAGATAATGGGCTCTCAGTTAAAACTTATGAGAACACTGCTGAATCCTCAAGGTCTGCTACAGTAACAGTAACTCAATCAGAATCGGGTAAGGAGATAACACTTATTATTAATCAGAGTGCTGCTACAATAACCTATGAGTATGTATTCAAAATTGCATAGGTATTATACGACCAATCTCGATAATATCATTAATGAGGTATCAATGCAGAAACAGAATGCTTTAAATATTTTAAATAACAAAGCCAAATTTGAGGCAGTTGTTTCTGAATGCGATAATATTCTTGGTTTAATTAATAATCGTTCAGAATCACCTCGTAATCCTGCTCCAGATTTCGAAGAATTTAAGTTATCCATGAATGAGAGGTTAACTAACCAAGAAACCCTTTTATTAAGGATTGCTCAAGAATTGGGATTGGATAAACCTAAACAACAGTAAGAATTATGCCAAGTAAGTCGGTTAATATTACACTATCGACTCCAGTTGGCCCTCTAGAAATATACGTAGATAAACGAGAACAAGCTCGTGCAGAAAGGTTGATTGCCAAAACTCCAAGTATCTTAACCGAAGGCTATGCGAAAGGTACAGAAAAGTTTGGTAATCAACTTCTTCGTATAGTAAGACGAAGTTTGAATACGGGTGTTCCACCACCCGGTACCCATACTTCTTGGCCAAAACATGCTCCAGGTACTGTAAAGAAATATGGGGAGCATACTCTATTACGACTCACGGGTCAATATGCTAAATCCGTTACTGTAGTAAAGACCAAGAATAGAACTTTCGTTGGTTTACCAATTGGAATCAAGAAGATTACCTATACTGGTAAGACTTCAAGAAAGACTTTGAATCAGATAGCTATCATGTTAGAGTATGGTAGCAGAGATGGTAATTTACCACCTCGTCCTCTTTGGGATCCTGCATTTAAGGCTGCTGGTGGAAAAGCTGCCTTACAAAAGGAAATACGAAATGAAGTTAGAAAAGAAATAAGGAAAGTTAAAAATGGCAGCAGACTTTGAAATATCTTCATTATCCGGAACTGGTACTGCAACTATTAGGGTAAAGCCTAAGGCAGTAAACGAAGACATGAATAATATAAAAGAGCAGGTTCTCAAGGTAGTAGTTCAGGGTGTAGAAAGGGAAGTAACTCTGGTACAAAAGGCCGCTCCTAAAATAGTAGAGACCTGGGGAACTTATTTTAGTATCACTCCAGAAACTACTTCCCATACTTTCGATGGTACTAAAAGGGGTGAGACCCTAGAAATAGGTGTATACAGTTACCAACAGAAGTTTATCGATAATAAGCCTCAAGATGAATATCGTGCTGTAGATTGGAAAGTTGAAAGCTCCTCAGATTGGTTAGAGGTAACCCAAGAAATTGGAGAAGCTAATGCCGCAGGTAAGCTTACTATCAAAACTAAATCTACTAATCAAGAACATAACCCCAGTAACTATGACCCCTTGGAAAGAACTGCTATAGTTAAGATTATCTCACAGCAAGAACCTAACACTGAGATAGTTTTAAATATAACTCAATCTCCAGGTACTAGAACTACTAAGTATGGCTTTGAACCAACCCCGAATATACCATTCCCAAATCTTGGTCAAAATACTAGTACTGCTCAGATTAGTAATGTAAAGGGTTATCAGTACTACCTTATCAACGGTATTCAAGTTGCTAAATTTATAAAACAATTTAAGATAACCGATATAAGTAAGACAATAGAGGGTCAATTCCCTGGAGGTATTGGTTCTGAACCAATACCCTTTAAAGTATGGCTTACCGATTATCCTTCAAATATTGCTACTCAATGGGTTAGTGAATTAAATTGTGTTGGTCATTTACAAACCATAATGAGTGGTTTTGGAGGTATTCAGGTAACTTATAATGGGTATATTAATGACAATGGCAATCAAAGTGTTCAATTAAATATTAGATTAGGACTTTAATGGTAAACTCAGAAGAAATAGTAGAAAGAACTTTTTATATCTCTCTACTTAGTACAATGTTGGAAATGGGTCTTACCTTAAACCCAGAAGACTTCTTACCTTTGTCTCAAGAAAACGAAAAAAGATTTCAAGAGGCAATCAAAGGTATGAAGAAGTTTATACCACTTTTTGGTATAGGGAATAATCAAGTAAAAGGCCCAAAGACTCTCCCAAGAATAACCATAGAACTACAGGGTTATTATGCTGGAGATATTGGTGTGAATAAATACATCATTGGTGATAAACTTGAGGATGGTAATTACCAAGCTTCAGAGTTTCCTTATGAAACTAAGGATATTACCATAGATGTACATCTGGTTTCTCAAACACAAGCAGATATGAGATTGCTACATACAATCTTATATACTGGCTTACCTGCTAGAGGATACGTGAGACCATACTTCAATGACTTAGAGGAATGGGAAAAGGGCAGGCTTGCTCCCACCGGAAACCTATTCATTGAGATTGGTAATTATTATGACCATCCAGATGTAGAACATGGTATACTTGAGAAGGTATACACTTATGTATGTAAAGATGGTATTCTTCCAGAAAAAGCTTTGGGAGAAGGTACTCTTACACCTATCAAGGATATATCGGTTCTTATTGGATTGTTAGAACAAAACGAAAATGAGATGCTAGAGTTAAAAGTACCTAAGGTATAGGTACAATACTCTAGGGTATAAATTAAACGAGTAATTAACTTTAATCACAATAGAATTATGCCAACTTCACCTCATGTTGATTTTAAGTTTAAGAACAACAATGTTCTTCAAACTACTCCCATGTTAGGAGTTTCTTGTGTATTGGCTAGAACTACTAAGGGCCCATACGATGACCCTTCAGAAATCATCTCTACATTCTCTCAGTTCCAAAGAATCTATGGTTCTGAAATTGTACCCGATGGTTCTGTATCAAATATCGAAAAGGCTTTGCAAGGTGGTTCTAAGCTTCGTGTTATTCGAGTACTTGGCAAAGGAGCTACTCAAGGTACAGTAACTGCTTCTTCGGCTACGGCAAGAAAAGCTAAAGATTCAGAAGATGGGATTTCAGTTGCTTCTGCTGTAACCCACCCAGCTAAACCTTCTGCTTTGATTACTTTAAAATCGGGTAGTACTACTTATAGTTTTGGGTTAGTAACCAAGGGATATGGAGACCCAATTGGTAGTGCAAATACTTTCCAGGTTGGTTTTTATAAGCAAGCCAATACCTTGTATTATAAAATCTATTCAGCTAATGGGCAAGTACTTGAACAGGGCCCAGTAATAACTTGGAAAACTGCAGATGATAACAATAATACTTCGGTAGATTACCTTGCTCTTAGTGCATTTGCTAAGAACTCGGAATATATTAAGCCGGTAATTACTGCAGGTTCCTCTTTTGAAAACCTAATTAAGTGGCTTACCGATGATATCGACGGTACTAAGAATGCTATCACCATTACAGTGGGAGATGCTGCACCTTCCGAAACAGAGAAACTATTTAATGGTACGGTAGGTAGTGCTGGAACTACACCTACTGCTGACGAATGGATTACTTCATTGGATTTGGTAAAAGATTACACCGATTTCTACCAGTTATTTATCTCACATATCTCTCAACACCTTACTACCGATTCAGATGTACTCAAGGTATATAAGGCTGCTGCAGATATGGCAAAAGAGTTGATGGAATGGGTACTGTATATCGAAGTTCCAAAACACTTGACCCATTATACTCAAGGTACACAACCCCGAGATTACAAAGCTCAGGTTACTTGGGTACAGGCTTGCCTTGGTACTGTAGGTAACTCTAAGTACATTGCCTACTTTGGTGGTGGACTTAAGTACTACAACGAAAACGGTAATCTTCAGGATTCCGATGTAGTAGGTACCATTGCAGGTTTGGGAGATGCTTCTGCTACTCAATACGGTCCTTGGAAATCCTTTGCTGGAATGAACCGAGGAGTTATTGGGGATGCAGTTGGACCAGTATGCCCAAACTATGGTTCACCTTCTCGATATAATGAACTGAACACACTTGCTCAGAATTATATCAATGAGATGGTAATCAAAGATACCCCAGATGCAGGTAAGCAAACCATGTTATGGCATTGCTTCTCTTCTCAAGTGAAACAGGATTCTGAAAGGTTCCTTTCAATTGTAAGATTGAATCTCTATCTGAAGAAGTTCCTTCGCCCGGTACTCAACAAGTATATCGAAGAACCAAACGTTTGGAGTACTTGGAAGAGAATCTGGTTGGAGGTTAAACCTACATTAGATTCTTTGGTAGATGAAGATGCCATGACAGAATATACTTGGATGGGTGACCAGGATGCAACTTCTTGGGATGATCTTTCCGTAAATAACGAAGCAGATGCCCGTCAAGGTAAATATCGTGCTATCCTTAAGTATAAGGATGTAGTTCCTATGCAAGAAGTAACTATGGAGATTGTAATTGATGCGGCATCCAAATCTGTATCAATCGTAGAAACAAGTAATAACCTATAAACATATAACGATGGGAGCAAAAGTAAAAAATCCACGGAAGAAATTCTTGTGGAGTATCATGTTCCCCAAACACCCTATCAATACCTATCTATTCCAAAGTTGTACTTTGCCGGATATTGAGATTGACCAGGTTGCTCATGGGGACGTCAATAGAGACGTTAAAACTGCAGGTAGGGTTACCATAGGTAATCTTATTGTAGAGAAACTTATGACCACTGCAGGTTCCGATACATGGCTTCATGATTGGCTATACTCTTGCCAGGATCACATAGTTGGTGGTGGTTTAGTACCAAGCCAATACTGGGAAACGGCCATTGTAAACGAACTTGCCGAAGATGGAGTCTCAGTTCTTAATACCCACGTCTTCGAAGAGGTATGGCCATGTAAGATTACCGGCTTAGACTTGGACAGAATGGCTTCAGAGAATACCATAGAGTCCATAGAGTTCTCAGTTGGTACTGCAGATAAATACTAATTCCTTAGTCTATTTTCACTAAGATTCGGTGGAGGGGTGGGATTCCTGTGATAGGAGCTCACCCCTTTCTTGTTGTTATACGGAGTACTATGAACATTTGTAAACATTAAATATATCAAATTATGGAATTTAGAACATTTAGATTTACCGGACCTTCTGGTTTCGAATATGAAATCAGAGAACAGAATGGTGCTGATGAAGATATCCTCAGTAACCTTTCAGACATGAAGACTTTGATGAACCTTACCAAGTTCATTGCAGCAATTGTAATTAGAACTACGGCTACCACTAATGGGAAATTAACCGTAGATGATGCCCTTAACTTACCAGTCAATGACCGTTATGCTATTATCTTTAATTCTCGTATCTTCTCTTTGGGGGATGAGGTAGAATTTGAATATGATTGGGGCAAAGAGAATGGAGGTAAAGTTACTTATGGCCAAGACCTTCATGAGTTCCTTTTCGATTACGGTACTGCTCCAACTGAGGATGATTTGAATCAAAAGCCCGATGCTATCCCTTACTATCCAGAAGGGGTTCGATTGGTAGACCATGAATATACTCTTTCATCAGGCAAGAAGATTAAATTCGATTGTATGACGGGTAAGGGGGAACAAGATTTCATGAAGTTACCTTTGGATAAGCAAACTAAGAATGCTCCTCTTCTTTGTCGGAACCTTTACTTAGAGGTTGATGGTAGTTGGGAAAAGGTAGAAAACTTTACTCCGTTTACTGCAAAGGATATGGCTGAGATGAGAAAGCATATCTTATCTATGGACCCCATTTTCAAAGGTGAGTCTCACATCACTAATCCAACCACTGGAGAGGAAAGAACTTATCCTATAGTTTGGGCACCGAATTTTTTCTACCTGACGGAAGAGTAATGTTAGAGAGTGATTTTGTTTATATCACCAGAGCCGAGATAGCCTTAGACTATTTCGGCTTTTTACGTCTTCCGTACCGAATCAGGAAAATATTTAAGGAAATGGCCGAGCAATATTATAAACAATTAAAGAAAAGAAAGTAAATTATGAATACCAGTAGGAGTATAGTAGAGGTCGGTGTTGCCATGGTATTAAAAGACCGATTCTCTCAAGAGGCTGGCAAGATATCTGGGTCATTCAGAACAATGATGAATGATATGAATACCTGGAATAGAGGTATACAGATGTCAGCTTCTAATACAATGGACTTCGGAATGCAGCTCGTAGGGGGAATGGCAAGGGCCTATAAATACTCTGCGGGTGTTCAGAATGAAGTTTGGACTGCTTCGAAAATTGCCGGTGCTACCATTGCAGAACAAAGAGAGATGTTACAATTGGCAAAAGATGTCAATGAGATAACTCCTCTTACTGCTTCGGATGTTGCATCAGGACAAAGATACCTGGCTATGGCAGGTAATAAATTCGATGCTATTAAAGAAATGATTGGGCCAGCATCTAAGCTGGCTTCAATCTTTACAATGCCAGTGGGACAGAAAGGTGGTGTAGCTGACTTGATGACCAATATCATGTCAATGTACCAAATCCCAATGGGAGAAGCCGCTAGAGTAACAGATGATTTATATACTGCAGTTACTAATGCAAATATATCTTTAACAGACTTAGCCCAGTCCATATCTTATGCAGGAGCAGATATGGCAACTGCTGGAGTAGACCTTCGGCAAACCGCTGCTGCTATTGGTGTATTGGGTGATATGGGTATACAGGGTTCTATGGCAGGTACCTCACTGGCCAATATGATTCGTTACTTACAGCTCTCTCTTGTTAACCAAAAAAAGAAAGGCTATAACGCTTTAGCAGACCTGGGCTTAAGTCCAGATGAATTCTTCGATGCTCAGGGTAATCTTATAGACCTTTACACTATCTATCAGAAGTTTGCTAAGGCGGCAGTAGATTTACCTTCACGAATTGAAACACCAACTTTCTTCAATATCTTTGGAGTTCGTGGTAATCGTGGTATGCTCCCCGTACTTAGGGATATTGCTTCTGGTAGAGATAAGATGGGTAAGATACTTGCTACTTATGACCAAAACATTGGGGCAGTAAATCGACTCAATGAAGAACGTCTTAAAACTGATGCAGGTGTAATTGACCAATTCGAATCAAGTATAGAGAACTTAACAGTTACCGCAGGTGCAGCTTTGGGTAGAATCTTTACCCCAGTACTAAATGTGGGTAACTCTATAATCAAAGTAATTAATTCTATCTCTGAAACTTGGGCTGGTAGCTTTGCTCTTAGAGTAGGGGCTACAGCAGCAGTAGTTGGTACCATTGTTGCAGGGTTTAATACTGTAAGAGGTATTATAAGGTCGGTTGGATATTTACAAACTATTGCCACTGCTTCTACTGA